TCAACCGCACGCTGTTAAACCTCGGCGAGGACCTCCGCACCCTTCGCACACAGGTGCTCCACCTTCGCGACGGCATCTTCGGCGACGATGACGAACCAGTGCAAGCGGGCTTTCTGGGCGTCAAGCGCTTCCACGCCGATCAGCATTATTCTTGGAACATCGTGCACCAGCGCGAGTTCCGTGACAACGAACCAAAGGCTTATCTCGATTACTTGGCGGCGACGTTACCTGCCGGAGTGCAGGTGGTTGGATCGCCCGCTACGTACATTCAAACCGACAAGCCAGGCGGAGGTGGGGGTGCGATTGAGCCGGATTGGAATAACAACGTTTTCGGCATCGAGTTCGACGGTTGGACATTAAATTGGCTTCCCGGTACGTTGCTTCCGACCACGGGGTGGGCGTTCGTCGCCGAAGTCTTCAACACGGTTGCTATGCCACCTGACGACGTAGCCTACAGCGTCTTTGGTTCTCAACTCTCTCTCATGGTTTACTCCGACACCGAAGACGGCATGGGTGGAGGCTCGACGGACCTGACGGTCCTTATGAACCCGGCTCTTATACACCTCGGTTCAATCTACGCTCATCAGGTCTACAATAAATGGCATCCACCTTACGGCAGTGTTTATTTCGTCGAGACAGGTGAAGCTCTGAAATTCGAGGTAATGCACGAGAACCTTGGCACCGACGATACGTCGGGGTGGGCTTTCCGGCCCGAACGCACCGATTTTGTACCAGGCTCTTTTAACATCGACGGAGGAGACCCACAGGGCGGACTCTATTATGAACTTCAGTTTACGAACACAGCCGACGGATTCACTTACGGTTTTCAACACCGTTTACCTTGGCTCGGTATCGGAGCCAAACCACCTTGGTACTACGAGGGCATTACCTTCTGCAACGAGTTGTCGCTCATACCGATACGCTACGAACAAATTCACTTCGGCAACACGTGGTACGGCTTTCAGCTTGAAGATCCCAATACGCCCGGTACGCCTTTTATGACGCAAAGCACTTCCTCGTGGTACACTCAGTGGTTCGCCAATAGTCTCGCCGCCTCCCCATTCCAACTCTTTGGATGGATGGCCGATGGCTTACTTCGAATGGAAATGGAAGGTATAACTGACCTCACGCCATATGCGCTAAGACTCAATTACATCGGAGCCGCCCAAACTCAACTCGTCTTCTTCGCGGACCCAGTTGTACGCACTCTCGTTCAGTGGCAGGAAGGAACCAGCTTTCAAGTTAACGTCAGCGTTAACCCAGGAACCGACACAGGCACAATTCAGCATCTCGTCGGTGACTACCAACCATTCCTGGGCACCGGCTCTTTTCAGATTGCCACTCCAACCAGTGACCTTTTCAAAGCCACGAAAAATTCCTTCGGTGATATGACGGGTATCTCGAAAATCATTTACATTGGCAGCACCGATGATGATCCGAAAGTTCTCGCTTTTGAGCGTCCTGCTGGTGGTGCAAACGAAGACTGCGCGTCCATCACTTGGAACCTCCAAGATAACCGACCGAATGCTTTTGCGGACGGGGAAAAAATCGGCGCTCTACGTGTCCACCACGGCGGCGAAGGTCTCAAAGAGCTAGACGGCGAATTGGTTGACTATTACCGCACGTTCACTCCGAACGACTACTGGTGGGACATCGCGGACGCCCTAGAACAGTACTACGGTATCATTGAGTTAGATATTCCCATTGGCCCAGCCTTCAGCTGGGCCAACCCGATGCCGATTCGATTTGATTCCGCTGAAGGACCTATGGCCTGTCTTGTGGTCGAAAACATCGCTGGAAATCAATACCGTTATATTCAAGAAGGCGAACGGCTAGAAGTCAGTAACACAGTCTTCGATTCTTTCGGCACACTCTATACCGTTACAGCGATCACTCATCAGCCAAAGGGCACGATCTTATTCAAATCCGGTCTGTATTACCCCCGCCATCGCATCTCCATCACCCCATTACTCGGTGTTTTCGTCGAAGGCGAAGAGGTCGGCGCAAAAACCGGGGGCGGTGATTTCAAAGGCCACGGCCGGATATCCGAAGTCGGCGTAAACTACATCGACATCATCAGTTCAACCGGCGTCTTCGAGCTGGGAGCCACCATCGGAAACTTTGCCGGGACCCACACTGGAACCATCACAGGCGTTCGTTTCCCGTTTCAAATTCTACAGCCATCCTTGCAGAACGCCCGCTATCACCGCCGTAACGCTCAACTACGGCTACTCGGAGAAGACGGCGTAACCTTCCAGGGCCGTGCCGGGTTTATCGGAATGAGAACAGACACGGACTCGATTTTGGACTATCAAGTGGACGACAGTCCCGATCTAAACTTCGGCTTGGAACTGGGATTGACTTTTGAAAACATCACCTTCGGTGGCGATTTCCTCTCCTACACAACCGACTTTCCAGTGGCGGGCACCGATTACCGCGAACGTGGCATCGTCACCTGCGAAAGGATCATAAGTTGCAATTTTGCATACTACAACCTGAACTTCTCGCGCTGTCGGTTCGAGGATCGGTTGGTCTGGTTCCGTGACACCAGCAGTTACGGAACGCCTTACGTAGGAAGGATGAATCTCTCCTTGTCCGTAACCAACTGCGTCATAGACCCATCGAAGTTCTACGGCTTGGAAGAAGGCGACGGCTACTTTGCTGATATGAGTCGCTCCATCCTCGATCCAGGAGCGCTACGCCACTACGGCAACCCAGACCCAACAACGGAAACCTATGGACCTTGTCTCCTCCGCAGCCGGTTCGAGAACATCCAAGTGATGGCTGTCAACGCCCCTGACGACTCGGGTACTCCCACCTTTTGTGTGGTACCCTTCGTGATTCCAGCGCTGGTGGACACTCCGTTCATCAACATCCGTGAGTCAGGATCACAATATACGAGTATTGACGACGACGTTAGCTGGGCGTTCGCCGAATACCCGTCCGGCGTTCTGGTTGAAAACTGTGATTTTAGCTACAAGCAGCTTGCGCTCGGGCGCACACAGAGAGAATTCCAGTTTGATAAAACGGTTTCCGGTGCAAATCGACCTGCCGTAAATGATGTGCTGGTTTTCCGCAACGGTTACGTTGGAAGGATCGTTGAATTCCAAACGGGCGCAAATCCTGACGACATCGTAATCCTGGAAACCATCAAATCGACTAACCCTTGGAACACTGACACTTTGGTCGGCGCACAACTTCAATGGATCGCCTCTACCTTGATGGCGGCCCCTGGTTGGCTCACCTGGGATGCAACCACAGTTGTAACCGTCGCACCCCTCATCTACGGATCAGCCAATACCAACTGCAAGGTGGTCGGCAGTTCTCTAGGCCGTATTAGCATAACGAGCATCGGCGGCCCGACACCAACTCCTATTGCGCAGATGCAGCGCATCGTCGTAGAGCGCAACGAATTCCCTGGTGCAGTGCCGATAAGCGCAGGCGACAATCCACTATCCACCATCGGAGCCGTTGCTCATTTTACCGGCTGCGACAGCGTAGTTTTCAAACAAAACCGCATCCCCAGCGTAACCTGGGCCGACGAAACGGCCGTCGTCGATGCTCAAAAACGTCCATACTCAATCTTGGTTACCTACCACGGCTGCAAGGAATTCATCGCTGAAGACAATACGTACAGTCGCGATGAAGCCGAAATGAGCGCCCCGGATTGGAGCGGATCGACGCCGGTCAACTTCTCACGCGAAGGTGCGTCTTTCTATATTTACAGCGGTTATCTAACATCCTGTGCAGAGATTCTCGACGACCACGTTAGGAGCGCTCAAGCCGGAGACGGGTGGTTTGAAAGTGCATCCGTCACCGGTACGCGCGGCGGCGACTTCGTTTTTGCACATATCTGCGATGTTCTCGACTACCGTATTGATGAGAACCATCTGTATCGGTGCAAGGGTGGATATTCCGGAGGTATAAGCACCACTCAAGCCAGTGGCGTCTTTGGCATTGCAGCGGACGTACCGTGGCCGGGTGATAATCTGGTAAAAACCTCGACCCCCACTGGCTACGACGCCGAATTCGCGGCTTCCTATTACAACGAGATTACCGGTGCAACGTCGACCGCCCTCACCATTAAATCGGAGGTGGATCGCAACCACCTCATAGAATGCCAAGGTTCTTCCGGGACAGGACTGGCAGACGACAATACCCACAGAGGATACACGGATGAGGATTGGGCAAGCGTCAAAGCTGTTGGTCAGTTTGGAACTGGAGGAGATGTTTTCGGCTTACGGCTGCTTGTCGCCGAAGACTATGCGAGCTATACAACACAGCGTTCCTGGCAGAACGTCTCCTGCTCACACAATACCTGGTCCTACGTTAACGCCGGTTCCGGTGGGTTGATCTATCCCGCCGCATCCATCGTGGACGACTATCGCGGAGGCGATGGTGGCAACTTTTACGTGATTGACGCCTATATCATGGGTCCCGGGAATTTCGCTTCATTGCACGCCGATGACAATACCCTCGCCGATTGCACCGCTGGAAGCGGGTCCATAGCTAAAAACGGGAATGAGGATGGAGGCGACGGCGGAAATTTCGCAGTATTGAGTTTCCTCGGAGACTCGAATGATTCCAACAACAACATCGAAAATGTGTGTGCAGATTTCAACCGACTGAGAAAGGTTTACTCAGGTACGGGTGCGAACCTAACCGGAACCGGAGATTACGGATTATCTGGCAGCTGGCACATCGGCAACTTACAACCAACCTTGGCGGTTCTTGACGCAGATCAGTCAAAATTTTATGGCATCAGCATCGCAAAGAACGAAATCTCTTCCTGCTATCCAGGTGGAGGACGGTTCGGGTGGGAATGGGTGGATCAAAGCGGTGGCGGACTACCGATAGAAAACTACACACTCCTCGCCTCCTGGGCTTTCCTATCCCTGCGCCTGGATATGAGCAGCTCTGAACGTTATTACGGCCACGACGTAAAGGTCAACGGGAATCAGATTACCTTGACTGACGATCTTCCGCTCTTTTCTGGTTCGGAGGAATGCGTCTTCGCTGCCGTCCACTTCGCCGGTCAAAACCACACCGGTGACTGTTACATGCCGTGGCGCAACGTGAAGGTCTACGACAACGTCAAAAGGTGGTACAGCTCTTTCTCGGAAATTTGGTCCTGCTTGGTGCTCTACACGAACGATACTCAAGGAGGCGCGATAGCCGACACAAAACTCGAAAATGTCAAATTATGGGACGTGATTTGCGAGAACAACGATTGGTCGTTAGTGGAAACAGCCCTCTCCGACGAGGGACGATTTTCCAGAGATCATTTAATTCTGCCGACTCACTACTCGGATCGAGCAACGCTTAACTCCAGCACCGCATTCACCTTCCCCAAAATCCAACCGAGGATGAGGCTCGTCCTCCGTAACCACATATCCCTCGGCAACACGGACTTTAGCGACTTTTTGAACGTCATCAGCCCGGGGCCTAACCCAGGGTTCTATTTCATGCTGTACGATCAATCCGTCATCGAGGGAGCAGGAAGCGAGCTAACGACAAGACTCTTCATTTCCGACGACTACGGCAATGATCAAGAGTTTCCAGCAGCAAACCCCACCCAACCTCTTGATCCGAACTTTCCATTGGTTCCGGCGGGCACAAACTCCGTCATCAATCTCTGGTGTGGATTACAGAACCCGAATCAAAACACCACCATCGGACGGGTGGCGAACGTCATCAAATATGCCTTCGGTTGTATCGGTGTCCGCGTCGACGTAGCCTACAATTACGTAACCTATGTGCCGGGAGGCACGACGGGTAGCCCACACATCTCGATAACACTTGAACCGTCTCAATGGACTCGAATCATGGCCCATCGAAACGTAGATCCCTTCGCTGGGACTCATTGTTACGGCATCGGATTGATGCTTACATCGCATAACATCGGTCCTGGAGCCGTCATCGGCTTCGACTTCGATACCATTGTACACGGAGCGGGAACACCGGTTATGATCGGCGGCCAAACCATCAACGTAGCATCCCCGAGATCGAAAATGCTGACTTACAGCATGTGCGTCGACCCGACCGTTCCCACTATGGCGACACGCTACGTCCATTCATGGAGTGTGGGGAAAACCTTGACTCATTTGTCGTCCCTCACACCAACCTTCGCACGCGGCATCGTTTTTAAGGGGAACAATTGATGGAGATAAGCTTTTTGGATCAGTCTGGGCGAAGAACCCAGTGCCAGAGATAACCGGGGGCACCGCAAGAAATCGCACCGGTCAGAAGACGATCAGAACTATCTCTGCCAGAAGTAAAAGCCGTGTAAGGATAAGTAGTTCCGCCGGTTCCCTCGTCGAAATGCCACAGCCCGGCGACATTGGCGCTCATCTCGAACCTGGTTGGCGGAGTAAATACGGTCAGTTCAGCGTATCTCGCCACGTTTGAAAGGCGAAGCTCGTCCACAGTCATAGAGGGCGCAAGGTCGTAACCAGGGTCAAAGTTTCCTACGGCATAGGTATTGAACTGTTCGTTCATTTCCGTGAAGCTCGCCGTCCCTTGACCGACCTGGCTTCCATCTACGAAAAGACGACACGATGAGCCATCGTAAACACCTGCAACATGGTGCCACTGGCTGTCGGAGAGGGATTCACTGCCTGTAGCTACACAAGGTAAGTTGGCATCGTCTCCAGCAACGCGAAATTCTGGCCAACCGTTCAACGGCTCTAATATCAGCGCAAACCCATTCATAAGGTCTTCGTAGCTTCTAAACTGATCCTTAACGAGCGTTCGACCTCCGAGTTGATCGAACAGATTGCCCACCCAAAGTTCAATCGTAAAACCGGCAGACAACCTAAATTCGGAATATTCGTAATTCAAGCTGCTAATTCTGCAACTATGGTCTCGGAGCGCTATGGCGTAGTTGTCGTCGTCGTCGGCATCATCGTCAGCCGTATCGTCGTCGTCGGCATCATCGTCGGTATCGTCGTCGTCGGCGTCATCATCGGCATCATCGTCGGTATCGTCGTCGTCGGCGTCATCATCGGCATCATCGTCAGCCGTATCGTCATCAGCGTCATCGTCAGCCGTATCGTCATCAGCGTCGTCATCGACCGTATCGTCGTCAAAAGCCGCCTTAGCCGCGTCGGAGCCCACACCACTACTGCCGCCGCAAGAACAGGTGAGGGCCACCACCAGAATCACCATCCAAAACCAAAACGACGTTTTCATGTCCTTCTCCTTCCCACCGGAGCGGGTGCGCCCCAGCATACACTTGAAATCATTGTTCCCAAGAGCCAGCTCTTTCGAATGTCCGACACCTTTTCCATTCCCCCTCTTCGTATTCAACCTCTTTCCTTTTTTTGCCGTTGGGATGCCAATACATCCAACGGCCTTCGGCTCTTCCGTTCTGATACATACCTTCCATCTTCTTTTGGCCGTTTTCGTACCAATATGTCCAGAGACCTTCGTTCTTTCCATCCCTGATTTCGCTTTCCACCATCTTTTGGCCGTTCTCATACCACGTCGTCTGGCGACCTTCCTTTTCCCCGTCCTTAAATTCGGCCTCCTCTGTCCTTCGGCCATTCTCGTACCACGTCGTCAGACTTTCCCTTTTTCCGTTCTTATATTCGGCCTCCTCTTTTTTGCGGCCCAAACACCCCCACTTTATGTACGACCCTTCTTTGACAGAATCATGCTTTCGTCGGCACCACTGCTCATAGGAATCCGGCGGAGCTGCTCCCACAATCTCCGTTCCCGATGGACACCTTTTCCCGTTCGCCAACTCCGGACCGCGCTCGGCAACCACAAAGATAAAAACCAGCCCTGCTACGAATAGTCCCATCAACGTCAGCAGCAGAGCTATCTTTTCAAATTTCATGGGTCTTTCCTTTCTTTGTCGTCAGGAGCAGTCCTTTAGCCGCTCACTTAATTCTCAACTTTTCCAAAAGCGCGGTTGCCTTGCCCATCACCTTGCCGACCTCAGCCATCTTGCGCGATGCCGCTATGATTTTCGATCCGTCCATTGTGTCCACTCCCTTCGCGTATAAAGCGGCAGCCTGCGTAGAAAGCTTCGCAGCCTTGAGCAACTCTCGATGGACCGGCTTAAGATGCGCAGGCGGGGTAAGTTCTTTCAACCAACCTTCAGGTGTCCCCAAAACGGCCAAATAAACTACTGTCAAACGCCGCCAGTCAGCGTCAAGCATCAGCATTGGTGATGCACCGGCCAAGGTACTTTGTTCACCTACTCCCTTCATTGCCATTATCCACGGCGACATGATTTCCGTCACCTTATTGGCGTACACCACTTGTTTGAGCACAGCTTCAGCCTTCGTGTCTACCTGCGCGGACGCAGTCATGGCTACGAAGACAAACAGCATCGCCAGCACCAGTACCAAAAGAGTCTTTCCAAATTTCATGATTCTTCCCTTTCTTTCAGTTGTTCGCTTATCGTTTCCTAACAAAAATTGGATGTTTTCGAAATCTCGAAGAGCCGCCCAACGCTTCCACTGCTTTCACGCTCCCAAAGCCAACACACCCGATGATGGCACCAACGACGATCATCGGTAGCAGGGTAACAGACAGTCCGCCAAAGGCTCCAGACCCCAGTCCTCCAATAACCACGTGGACGAGGGCTCCTCCAGCGCCTCCCGACGCTGCGGCTATGCCGACCTTACCGACATTCGCAACTCTTTTTCTCCTGAAACTCATTTCTTACCTTTTCTCCATTCCCACGGTGCGACAGGAGAGGCGGTGGTGTCAAGATCTTTCCATAACCCCCGCCTGGCGGCCCGCGCCTCGTTCTCCAAAGTTCCAAGGCTCTCATCCTTCGAGTACTTCTTATAATGCCATGCCAAGCCCGCCTTGACGAGATCATGGTTTAGCCTTCGGCCGTCCGGGAGAATAATCTCTCCAATGGTCCGACCGTAGCGGCCCTTCCCCTTCGCCCGAACGAGAACATCTTTCCCAAAAACCATGTCCGCCGTAAATTGACGGGCTTTTGTCCCGAAGGCTTGCTTTTTCTCCGGGCAATCAATCCCATCCAGGCGGATACGCTCTGCCTTTCCGTCGTGAAGGACTTCTATCGTATCCCCATCCAAAATGCGGACTACCTTCCCGTAGAAATCTTCGGTCGATGAGTCTTCGTACAGAACACTCGCCGATGAATCCCCTATAACGCCGAGGCAAAGGCACGGGGACAGAGCCACGCAAATAAGGAACAGGCATATTCCGCACCCGATCCTGAACCCATCACCGACTGTGCTGGACATTCTCAATTAATCCTTTCTGATTGTTTCACAGCGTTCCTTCTCCTTCCAGCTAAGACTATCAATTCTTGTGAACTTTGTCAAGAGTTTTTATCTAAAAGGGCATTCCGTAAAAAGCCTCACGCTTTCCCTCCACCCTGGTAAGATAAAGGCAGTAGAGAACACCCAGCGACGTTGAGCAGCGCGCTGAGGAAGAGGTGGTTAATAGCCTCAAGGAGAAAACATGGGTGAGAATCCGAGAGAGCCGATCAAATTGAACCGCGCAGAGAGTGAGGGCCTTCGCCACGTTATTGCCGAGCGCGACCGGCACCTGCGCGAAGCCAACGAACTCGATCAATACCTGCGGCATCTCATCGTCGAATTAGTGACGTGCCACGGAAAGAACGTTCAAGAGGGATGGACCCTCGATCTGCCCAGTAATCAGATTGCGCCAACAGAACCGCCAACGCCACCGAAGACTCTCAAAGAATCGGCAAAAAAGAAGCGATCCACGCCGAAAGAGGAAACGACGTGAGCGATATAACCATCTACGCCATCACAAATAAAGTCAGTGAAAACCGATACATTGGTTCAACGACAGACTTTGACCATCGCATAAAACAGCATTTTGCAAAACTGCGTTATGGTGTTCACTGTAACCCACATCTTCAAGCGGCCTTTATTAAATACGGGAAGGAAGCTTTCGATGCAACCGTGGTAGAAGAGTGCGCAGAAAAGGTCCGAATAAACCGAGAACAGCATCACATCGACGTACAGGGTTCTAATGGCTACAACCTGGCTCCGGCTGGGACACCGCCCTCACGGAAAGGTCACAAACATAGTAAAGAGACCCGAGCAAAAATCTCTGCGGCGAATACAGGTCACAAACATAGTGAAAAAACTAAAGCCAAAATTGCTTTAGCAAGCGGAAGTCGAAGACACAGCGAGGAAACTAAAGCCAAAATATCCTTGACGAGTAGAAATCGAAGACACAGCGAAGAGGCAAAGGCTAAAATTTCTGCGGCAAATAAGGGTCAAAAGCGTAGCGAAGAATCCAAGACTAGAATGTCTCTCGCCCAAAAAGGAAGAAAAACCAGTGACGAAACTAAGGTAAAACTGTCCATTGCTCATAAGGGTAAAAAATATAAAAAGCGAAGACCAAAGCGTCTACTCTCTCCACAAATCACAGGAGCACATTAAATGAGTGTTTTCAGGGATTACACGAGCTTCTACGGGGCCGGAATAAGCGCAATCAGCTCAGCAGGTGCAACTGTGAGGTTCGGAGTTTTCAACGGTAGTATCGACGGCGTGAATCAGACATTTGCGGCACCTGAAATTCTCGGAACGAGCAAAGATACCTTCAGGGTGTTCTACAACGGGGTGTTGGTCGATACCGTCGGCTACAACTTTACGGCTCCCAACGTCATCGCGCTTATTGCAATCGTCCCAGCTCCGCCTGATCGGCCCTTAGAATATTGCGTTTTTGGAAGCTGACCGCACCGAAGATAAGAAACGAGGAGGACCGTCACCGTGAAATACCAACTCTCCAAATTCAACAACCGCAGAGCCTTTCCCGGAGCCACGCTCGTAGGGTCGGGGATCGTAACGCTCACCGTCGGCCTTTCAACGGAAGGTTACTATCCGGAATTCGACCTGGTACTGCCCCTGATTCCGGAGGTGCCGCTGCCCCCGCAGACGACCCACAAATTTCAGGCGGTAGCCAACATCCCCTTCACCGCCAACGAGGTAGTCACAGGACAGGTGGGAGCCGACGTGCAGGTTTTGACCTTCTCAACACCTCCCGACCTCGGTTTCGCACGCGGCGAAGTCATTACCGAGGCCCTCAGTGGCATCACCGCCGTGGTGGCTCGCCGGTTCTCCGATGGGCGCTACCAAGTCATCGACGTATCGGGGGCCTGGGCGGGTGCACCGGATACCGTTACGAGTCTCACAGGCGGCGGGATCACACCTGGTCAGATCAACGCGGCGGCAACCGTAGCGTTTCGCGCCCGGTTCGACACGGCGTTCGTGAAGGACACCACCGTCCACGCCTTGTATGAGGCCAACATGTGTATCCCGATGGGTGCAGACCTCGTAGGCGTCACATCGGGAGCTGCTGGTACCGTTGTCCTCACTGAACCCCCGATGGAAACGTTGGAAATGGAAAACTTCCGTGCCTACGTGGGCAATCTCGTTGTTCCCCCCGTCGATGCGCAACTGCGCTTTGTAGGGTTGATGGGCGACCTCGCTCACCTCCTAAACCCCCTGGCAGCCGATACCCAGGTGCAAGCGCGCGCGGATGCGGGTGAAGTGTGGTGGATGCAGGACTTCCGTGAGGGCTCCGAAGAATCCACCGACGTGAATTATACACTGGGACGCCAAATGATCTCTGGCATATGGGGCGGCAGCGCGGTCTACGCAGGCCCAGGGCTAGGCGGCCGGTTCCAAGACGGTGTGGTTTTTCGACTCCATCAGATAGGAGGGGTTGGTAACGTAACTGGTTCGCAAGCCTCGCGAATGCTCACCTTCTTCGACCGGCTGGAATCCGTCGTTCGCCTCGGACCTTTCTGAGGTTGAGAGACCAAGGGCGATTTAGGAGGGAGAAAACGTGTTTGATACTGCACAGAGATTTTGGCGCTACGGCCTAAAGTTCGTAATGCGCGTAACGGTGGCGAACGCCGGGGTCTTCCTCGAAGGACACCAGGTGTACGCCTATGTGGAACGCAGTGCTGACGGGGCCTTTTTCAATTTTAATCTCTATGCTACCGACCCAGGCTCCGCCGACGTATGGGCTCTCCCTGGCAGCTTCCCTGCCGATCTGACCGAATTGCGCGGCGAGCTGGATCTGTCTAAAATCGGTGCGCTGCCACTATATTACAGACGAGAATGGACTTTCCCCAGCAACGTCGAACAGGCAGGATTGCAGGTATTTCATGTGACCTACTGGAGCCCAACGCTCGGCCACATAGCCGCCGAGGAGGTGGTATTCCACCCCGCTTCACTGAGCTTCAACGTGTACCAAGCCGAGCCGTTCGCTCAAGGGGCGATCCGCGTAACGCCGAGCTAAGGAGGGGGCAGTGTCCTACATCCGTGACCGGTATCATTCAACCGAAGGATGGCTCGTCCGTCTTTTCATGCGTTTCTACCAGAACGGCCAACTGGCTGACCCGTCCTCCTTCGGCCCTGTCGTCATCGCCCCTGAGCACGATCCCAACCAAATATTGGCCACCTTCAACTCACCGGTTCGCTACTCTACCGGCTATTATTACGTCGAATGGCGCATCCCCAACACCGAGGTGGGGCTACCCTACTACGACACTCTCTTTGCTGAGCTTGTGACTCGACGGTTGGAACGCAATTACCGGGACACCTGGCGTAACGTTACCATCGGCGACGCGACCTTCACCACGTTCGGCAACTTCTACGTCGCCCCAGCCGAGGTGGAGATCGAATTCGACACGCGCAATATCATGCGCTTCCAGTTCTCCCTGGTAAAAGATCAGCTTCCCAAAGGCTCCAAGGATTACGTCACGATCCAAGCCATCGAATTGAACAACCGACTCGCGGCGGGCCTCTCCGGTTGGCCAGACGGTCAGATCGCTATCAAACAAGGCGAATCCATGATTCGCAACTGGGAAAGCGCCCTGCACCAGAGCAACCTCAACGAATACGCCGTCTTCGTAGACACGGACGGCCTGCGCGTCGGCCCATACTTCGCTAAATTGCGATTTGGCATCCCTGAATCATCGAGTGAACGCGCTGCACAAATTGTAGGCACACGCAATCTTACCAACGGCTACTCGCCCGACCCGGCACGGGTTCAAGTTCTGTCGTTGAACGTCGACGGACAGCGACACGACATCCCTTTCACCACCAATGCCACGAGGGGATCGGTCGCCGGAGAAGGGCATAGCTGGGCGCTCCCGGCCAAGATTGAGAGCAGCATCGGCATAGCCGAGCCAATCATCACCCTCGACACGGTTCAGATGGATCTCATCGTAGACGGCTTCGCCTTCAGCGTCACCTTCGTGGGTGCATCTCTTCGCATCGCCGATGTAGCGAGCCAAATCAACGCCGCCAGCATGGCTGCTCTCGGCTATCCCATTGCCGAGAGTTTTATCGAAGGAACCGATACCAAGATCAGGATATTCTCCAACACACGAGGCTCTTGGACCTACAACGAGACCATCCCGCCAACCCCGCCCACCGAGATTGCTCACGTGCGAATTAACTGGGCCTCGGCTTCGTTGGCGGAGATCGGCTTCATCGTAAGTAACGAGGGATGGGGAACCGATCTTACTGCGACGATCACCCCTGCCGCCGCCAACAACATGTTGCGTTTGTCAGTGCGTTACCCCGGTTCATCGGCGAGCGGTTTCCAAGTCGTTAACTTCCCGGTGGGTTATTGGGCGGCCTCCGAGATCATCAACATGCTCAATGGGGTAACGCCGTTCAACCAAGCACTCATCATGAGCCAAAACGACGCACCGGTAGCCCCCGTGGGTTACCCCTTTACGGACACCGACAACACCTTCGTACTGGAAGCCAACTTGGCGGCTGGCTCGGGCACGGCACTAAGCACCGTTACGTTCTCGACGGGCACCATGCTCCTGGCAACTGTGATCGCTGATATGACGGCTCAGTTCGCACTCGACGGCTTGGACGTAACCGTCGACACTGTACCAGTGGGCGCACCGCCCGCCGACCGCATCCGCATCCGTAGCAACGTGATGGGGGCCGCCAGCCTCTTGGCGATCCACGACGGCACCGGCAATACTCTCCTCGGTTTTGCTGAAGGAGACGTGTCGCGCGGTGGAGATCCCCTTCAAGGCGCGACCGCAAGTCTCAATGGCAACCGCGTACAGATTGCAGGGGATACCGTCGGTTACACCAGCATTCTGAAACTCGATTCGGAAGTTAATGGCAGTACTATTAACACGCTTCTCGGCTTCCCATCGGGTGGCACAGGAGACGCACACGGAACCAACCCTTTAGCAGCTCAGAGCATCGGCAGCGACAGTCCAGCCCTCCCGCTAGAGGTTGTCTCCTCGACGCAGGCATACCTCAAGAGCGATCCATTGGGATTGCTCTCTTTAGGAGGTACCACCCTCGATCTTCAGGTAGACGATACGCGTTTCACAGTCAACTTCACAGAGGTAGAAACCTACGCTCGGATTGTTGGTTCGGTGCCGCTACCGGTGTCTTACCTCCCTTCTGTTTATAAAATTTATACCTCCAATACCCTCGGAGCGAATCGCCAAATCGCAAGCCCAATAATGCCGGACAACCGTACTCTCGTAGACGAACCAGGCAGTCCCGGCATTTACTTGGGCGTAAATCCCGCCGAGTTCGGCGCATTTCTCATACCGCAACTCAGCACGCCGATGAATATTCAATCCTTCTACTCTTACTGGGTAGAGGTTCAACCCTTTGCCTTCTTACTAACCTATCCAGCGATCAGCACCATCACCGGCACCACCAGCGGCGCAACCGCCAACTGCGAAGCGTTGGTAGTAAGCAAAGGACGATGCTACGTCCTTCTTGAGGACCTCACATCAGCTTTCTCGTTTTCCCACGACATAGTAAACGAATTCCTGCACTTCAACGCCTCCGGCAATAACGCCACTCAAGCAGCGGGCATTCTGCCCGACCGCTCAGGTGCGTTCCACACGGCGATCACCTTGATGCCCTACGCCCCTTTGCCTGCTCCTATAGACGGCTGTCGCATTTACGACGCGCTGTGGGGTATACAGCTCGCCGTAATCGAGCATAATGACGGCACCTGGATGACACTCAGCAACCTGGCGCACACCTTCGCACCAGGCGATAACCTCTTCATTGGCACTGCGTTCCTTCAGGTCGGTCCCTACATCGTTGACGATGTAATAGGCGAAGGCTGCGCCAGCTTTTCCCCGACCTCCGTCGACCTGACAGCCAACTGGCTCGTCGTCCAAGCCAACAGCGGACCCCCGCGAACCATCATCTTTACACCCGATGTAAGCATCCCAATCACGACGATCATCAACACGATCAACGCGGCCTTCACCACCTTCGGCGATCAGGCGCGCGCTGTTGTGGATGGTAGCGCACTGGCCATTGAAAGTACCGTGCCAGGTGCAACGAGTCAGATTGGCCTTTTTGATGTGACCTCCGACAGCAATGCCAACATTCCCTTCGGCCTTCCACAAGGGACTCTAACAACAGACAGGAGTGCTGCTCCAGCCACCGTAGGAATGATGTATTTTGACCTGACGGTCAACCGGATTGGTGAAGCAATCGGACTACATAATCTACGTGGCGTCTTCAGTCAGATTACCCAGGGCGGCGCAGCTGGCACCATTACCTCCGTTTTCGGTGAAGGCACACCGGCAAGTGTTAACCCGATAGCCATCGTAACGTATCGGTTGGAGACGCCTGGAACGCCGTTCATAAACGGCCCCGCCACCTTTAATACAGCTCCACCGCTCGTAAAAAACATAACCGTCCTTCCACTGGCTACCGGCGTACTGCCGGTCGGCACAATTTTCTCGGAGGTGGGTTGGTACGATGACGGCGTTGCCGAAGGGCAGAACGGGTTCATCGGCTACCTCCAAACGCTCGTAGGCGACGAAGCGACGCTAGTCGCAGCAGGAGCCACCTATCTCCCCAACAGCCGGTCGGTACTACTAGCACAGCAGCCGGGCGGCGCGCCTCAAGCTTTTTGGCCCGTAGGCGCGTTCAGCCGCGTCTACGAGGCGGTCGGCACCGCCACGCCGCTCAACGCCAGCAACATTGCAGATCAAATCAATACCGAGGCTCTGTCCTCGGGCGTTCCTTACACCCCTGCCGGGTCCACCGGCGGAGGTGAGTTGGAATTACAGTCACAGGAATTCGGTTCGACGAGTCGCCTCTTAATTTGGGGCGGCACGGCTCACGCAGACCTGTGTCTTTTCCCACACCCATCGGGGCCGCTCCCGCCGCACGTTACAAACCCCAACGCCGCTAACGTTATCGCGGCACTAGAAACCGACGTAATCAACTACACCGCCGCTGGGGCGTGGGACCCCGGCTCCGTCCTTTACGTGGACACCAATCCACCTCAAGTCCCGCCGCACGCTACCGTCCAGAACTACGGCGACATCGCAACCACGTGGTCCAGCGATGCTTCCAGCGGAAGCCTGGCTGTATTCGGCCTAGACACGTCCACTGTTGTCTACGACCTAGTAACGCCCTGGCCAACAACGGTACAAATCGAAGAAACCGCTGGAACCGGTTCCATCCCAACTGGGCAATGGGCTTATGGCAGTGTTGGACGCGACGGCAACGACGTATGGCGTTTGGAAATCAATGGTACCGAATACGCCGCCCGAATCGGCGTTTCCGTCACCAGTTGGAGTGACCTGACCTCCGTTTTGACCTCCCTCTTTACTGGCCGCGCCATATTCAGTCCAACCGGTGGCGCACCCCTCTACGACGGTGCGCAGGTTAAAACGACTGGAACCGGTACGATAGCTACACTGCGGGTACTGGGCTACCAGGAAGATTCCACAGGGCCAGAAGGCTTCGGCTGGGGGTCAACCCGTGTTCAACTAGCCAATCCGCGTGGACTCAATTACGACGACCACGAACAACTCCTATTGATGCCAGCAGCGACGTTCATACCCGATCCGGCTTGGATTGGACAAGTAGGCGCACGCTTAGACGGGTTCAATCTGTTAATTGGTAATCCAACTGACGCCAGGCCCAACATCGGCGCACAGCGTTTTGTCGGTTACATAAGTGGAAACATCGTCAACGGCAATTACCTACCAATCGGCCTCACCTGCATGGTTCCGGCAGATCAGTGGCACCGGGCATGTGCTGAAGGCGATACGGCGATCACCTTCCCCATCACCTTCACTCCCAACACGCGAGACCTCGTTTTGCGTGGTGGTGATGGCTACGGCTCGCCGCCAACTTACGACGTAACACGGCGTATCCGCTTCGAGCTGTTAACCTCCTACGACGCTACGCAGTTAACGACTTTTCTAAGTTATCCACGCCTTGGTGTTACATGGGTTGCTCCGTGGCCCAGTACCTGGGCTACCGCCCCTTCGCTCGACACCGCGCAACTCGTTTACCAGGCTGATACCGGATCTGGCGACCTACTGCTCGACGCGGAGGGCTTCGGCACTTTACGGCTGGCGGGCCTCCAGTGTATGCTCATCCGCTTCCTGCCAGCAGGACCTAGCGTTTTCAACGACCGCGATTACGTGCGGTGGCGCGACACCGTCGGCCCAGGCCCGTGGCAATACGGTTGGATACTCAAACAAACTAGCATCGGCGGCATAAACCTCGGCGTCTTCCTGGTCGTCGACGACTACGCACCACCGGACACCGGCTACGAGTTCGAAAACCTCACGGTGCCTGGCAACACCGGCGATTCTTGGGAACGATGGGCGGACGAAGTGCGGTTCATGATCGGTAGGGATATCACCGGTTATGCGCGTGCAGGTGGCCCCGGCAGCGCCTTTAGCGTACTCCAAGTCGCTGCACAGCCTTGTACATTCACGCCATGCCTGAGCTTTTCCATAGTCGCAGGCAAATTGCGGATCGAAGACCTCTGGCTTCCCGGCGCGCACGAAAGCGGCCAACCGCATGGCGAGTTATTCGTACACCCAACCAACGAGACAACGGCGTGGTACGAGTTAGGTCTGCCAACCACCGCCGCCAGCGTCGGCCTCTACGACCGCGTAGGAGGTGGTCACCTGGATGGCCTCGGCAGCGCTGAACCCCCGGCATGGGGAGGCGACGCCACACCACCGATCCTACTCGCCGCCGTACCCATCAACCCCAACAACTGGGTGACCGCCACTCCCAATAGCTCCTTTGTGGTGCGGATCGACAACGAAGTCGGCATGGCCAACGACGGTTGGCTGACGGCTACGCTGAACCCGAACAACTACCCGATCTACCTGACCCTCTGGGAGATCATCGACCTACTGAATGGACGTGGTAGCGCCTATGGTTTCGCAACTACCTACCCCGTTACACCGTTGCTCGGTTATAACACCCTCATCCTGGAAGTAGATGGCGTTGCACTACCGCCTATCGTCTTCACGGTTGGTACGGCTTACGAACTCGACGACGTGGTAAAACAGCTCAATGATGACGTGGCTTTCACAGCAACGGCGGTCGCCGAGAACTTCGATAACCAGTTACTCATCTACAGCAAGACAACGGGTATCGGCAGTTCCCTGCGAATCGCCGATTATACCGGAGGCTCAACCATCAATGGTTGGTTGGGTTTCTCGCCGGAAGGCGTAAGCAGCGTGGCGGTCGGAGCGCCCGTCTTAGAATACGGGGCCATCAGCCGCGCCGTAGCAGTACCGTCGGTGCACCCAGCGGACGGAGGTCAACTGCGGCTCGCCTCATTGCGGGTACAAACCAATACCGACGACAGTGCGATGGAAGTAAACAGTCGCAGCAGTGGTTCCACGGCCAACGGTACGCTCGGCTTCAGCGACCTGGGAGCAGGACCGGCTTTCGGCAAGATGAACGACGTAACCTACCCGCTCACCGGCACAGGCGGCCTCGTCGAACTCATCAACAACTACTACGGCGGCCTCGTCGTCGCCGATGCGGCGGGCTCCTTTTTGCGCTTAACCTCGATAGCGCAAGGGTTGGATGCTGTGGTGGAAATTCTCTCCGGCACGGATTGGGACGTACAGAACCAATTTGGTTTGACGCCGAAAACGATAAACGGTACGGAGTTCCGAACGGTGGCGCAGACAGTCGTGTCGCCCTGGCTTCAGTTCCAGGTGGTGTAAAGAGATGAACGATACGCGCACCGTATATAAGCTGCTAAACGAGTGGGAGGTCCTCGACGAAAGTTGGAAGGCATTCTGGAAGATGTACTACGCCAAAAAGGTTCCCCACCCAAAAACCGGCAAGTATTACAAGGGACCAGCAAGGCCCTACGAGCCCAAGGATATCCAAAAAGACACCGGCGAAAAAGAGCACGCTCTTCCCGAGAAAAAACCTCCTCCGGAAAAAGAAGCATCCACAACTCCCAAGGAAGAGGAATATGACGAGTACAATCCATCCAACCAACCGACGTTCCCGCCCCGAAAAAAGGCGGCTAAGCTCATCAGCCAGCCGACCCCAGAACAAAAGGAGGCGACGTGGCTGTGGGCTAGTAGCAAGTACGGTCTCATGCGGGCGCTCGATTACGGGGAAAGCACCGGCGTAAGTCAGAAAGACAAACGATATAACAGGGCATTAGACGAGTTTTTGGCAAGAAATTCCGGCCACGGTAAACCGGTAACATTGATCCGTGGAGCGGCACACTCGGCCGATTTTTTGAAGCACATCGAAGTCGGGCATGAGTTCTCCTTTGGCGCAAAAACCTCTTTCACCACCGACAGGTCAGCGGCTCAGGGATATACAGATTTTAGTGGCAAGGGAGGGAATGAATATCCCACGTTTTTTCACGCGAAAACCAGCAGTGGAGTTGACCTGTCGTCCATCTCCGACGAGTACGGCGGAGAACGGCTTATGCCGAAAAACACCGAATTTACGGTCGCACGGATTATCAAGAAGCCCTACAAAGAGAACGGCAAAAGATTAATTAGGTATGATGTGTGGTTGGAAGATAAAAAGCCGAGCGTTGACAAGAAGCTCGACGCAGATATTCAGAAATTCAAACAGTTGATGGATCAAGAAAAAATCAATGACTGAGCCAAAGCCGCTAGATGAGGCACATAATGAAAAAACCTAACCATCAAAACAGAGCTATGGATGGCCGCGACGACGACATCGTCATAAAAGATAAGAGCGGCAAAGTCGTCTTCGACAGCAGAAAAAAACGGCAGAGTGAGAAGAAGAAGCGACAAAAACAAGATTCGACCGGCCAATAAAGGAAGATAAGCGATGATAGCCTCCGACGAACGATTCACAGAGATCACGGTGGTCGATCCGCTGGACAAACAGATCACCCTGGAGGTCGATATGGCGAGTCAGAGAGAGGTCAACCTCAAGCTGGCGAAGGGCGCGCACAAAATCTTCGTATTCCAACTCGACGACGAGGAAGACGTGTCGAAGGCGCGCGGGATCAAGCTGACCTTGAAATCGAGCTTCGTGCTACCCAACACCAACATAATCCTGCAAAAAGACTACGATCCAACCCGCTCAAACCTTGCACAGGGTAAAATCGTATTTGAATTCAAGACGGCTGACACGAGTGGTCTGAACGTAGACACCTACTGGTACGACGTGTGGCTGGACCTCACCACAGACCAACAGTATCAGGTGGCTATCGGTTGCCTGACCCTGGAAAGGACAATTTGGCTGAGAACGTAACAAAGGATACGAGCGGCTATTACTTCAACGACCCCCTCATCACGGCGGCGGTACGTGAGTATCAAGCCAACGGCGACCTATCGGTCCTCGTTCCCCATACCAAGGCATTCATGGATCTCATCAACGGCGTCATCAATACGCACGGCATCTGGCGATTCTGGCAAGACCGCCATGAGCTAGAGAGCGAAGGTTACCAAACGGTGCTCCAATGCCTGGCGCGCTATGAAGAGGGCGTGGGTAAATCCCTCTTCTCCTACCTGAGTATTGCCGTGAAATTCAGGCTCCGTAACTGGACGCGCTCGGAGAACGGGCGATTCATTTTAGGGGTGATGGGCGACGAAATCGAGAATTTTTCAGGAGACGACGAGGGCACCCTTTTCAACGAATCATGGGGCATGATTGCAGCCGAAAACCAGGTGCACCGGACGAATTACGTCCGCCTCGAATACAACTGGGGAAATAATCTTCGGGCACACAAGATATGCCGCACCCTGGAGCAGGTGCTCAGCAGCGGTGATGTGTCCGACGAACGCGATGCGCTGCGTCAAACCATGAAACTCGCCAACGCTTCCCAAAGCCAAGTGACATGGGTGATCGAGCAACTGCGTCAACACGGGAGGGCGTTGATGGCATGACTAATAAACTGGTAAAAAAAGGAGAAACGGCTGTCGTACTCACCGGCGACGAGATCATGGACGACATGCTCTCGCAAACTATGCACAGCCTGGAGGACGACCGCAAGGAAGCAGACGAACTCTACGAAATGATCCGGAACAACGCTGAACAGACACCTGACGACCCCGGCATGGCACACTCAGCCGTCCAAGCTCTCAAGCTCAAGCAAAATGTGACGGCCCAAGGTACGAGAGTGATGGATATCGCCGCTCGGTACAAAATGCAACGGGAGAAGATGCTCATGCAGGCCAGCCAAGGCGACCGAGACGGCGATTTACTCGACATGCTCGAAGAAGGCGATCCGGGGGAAGATAAGATCAAGAAAGAGCACGACGCCAAGCCGGTGGACACCTCGAAACACGACCCTAAATCGACTCAGGCGGCGAAAGGGGATCTGATTTGAGGATCGAGGAACTCACACGAGACATCGGACGAAGTGCCACGAACATCGACCAGTTCCCGGCGCTCAGCGGGCTCATGCGGAGTACGGTAACCCTGAATTCCGTGGACCCCATGCCGTTTTGGATGTACGGGGGCATCCTCGCACCCATGTCCGATCCCCCTGTACTGATACTGCGCCTCCTCACAAAAATGGAACAAGGGGCACTATCCTACAAGACGCGCCTCACCTACCGCGAGCGCAACCTCCTCGACCAATCGTTAGCCGACGGACTCGTGGAGCGCGGCACGGCGGGCTGGATTCTGACAAAGCGGGGTCGTCAGCTCTTCAACAGCTTCAGCGACGCCGCGAATAGTCTCGTCCAGACGGTACCCCACTTCCACGTTGTCCCAGCTCCGCTGGTGACGTTTTGGTAAAAAGAGTTGGAGCGACGCTCTATGTACGAAGACAAGCTACGAAACTCAAAAGTGAATGAGCCTCCCACCGGAAAATTCTTCCACGGCGGCCCGATATGCGCGGACTACGACAAAGGCGATACGATCCGCACCATCTGGTTTTCACAAGAGAAGGGGCTCAAAGCCCGCTATGACATTTCGAAGCGCCGCGTCATCTCCTTTCTCTTCGACAAGAAGAAGTGGACGAAAACCAAAGCCGAGGCGTGGACCAAGAAACATGACGTGTGCCGAGTTAACCTCGGCGAAAAGGAGCCAAAGCCACGAGGAAAACCTCGTCCCGCCGGTAACTTCCTACGTGAGGGCCTCGCAGACCGCTACGCCCTGGACCTACCGGAGGAGTTCGCCGAGTTCTTCAACCAAACGCCCGAAACCGGTATGGGTTACCACGCCGTCGACCTTCAACTCCGCAACGGTGAGACGATTCGAGGGTGTATAGTGATGAACGGCTCCAAGCTCATCTTCCCCGAAGGCTCGCGCCCGGTCCACCCTCTGGAGATCGAAGAGATGCTTCCCCGATCCACCCCGCCGATCACCGTGCCGGATGACTTCTTAAGCGAGGCTTCGGGCAGCGCCGCCACGCGCAAGCGTCCGAAGTTGCTCCTCCCCCGACGACTATCGGCGGGCGGCACCATCGGCGTAACCGCACCCAGCTCGAACGTCCCACCTGCCAAGATCGCACGTGGTGTCGAGTGGCTGCGTGAATGGGGTTACCGCGTTAAGCTGGGGGCTACTGTGGTTGCTCTGCTCGACCACGATATGACCTCAGCCAGCGACCGCGTCCGTGCTCAAGACCTGATGAACCTATTCGAAGATGACGAGGTAGACGCCATCCTGACGGCCACAGGCGGCTACGGAGCGGCTCGGCTGCTTAAACACCTCGATTTCAACCTCATTAAGAAGCATCCAAAGCCGATCTCCGGCTTTTCTGACGCCACGGCGTTATTGAACGCGATTACCTTGGAGACGGGACTCGTAACCTTCCTCGGCCCGACCATTGAAATCAGGGAGGACAACGAGAGCCGCGCCACGAAGTATCTCCAAGCGCTGTTGGGCCTCTGGACCAAACCACGTGAAGGCTACGAGGTTCTTTTCCCACCCGAATTAGCGGTGATTCGGCGGTTGCCAACTGCTTCCGGCTCCGCGCCAAGCGCGGGACGACTTTACGGAGGCAACCTCACACTGGTTTCCCGACTCTGCGGAACCGCCTGGCAGTTACCCGGCGAGGACTCCGTAATTGCCCTGGAAGAAATCGGCGAAGCAGCCTTCATGATCGACAGCATCCTTCAACAGCTGGAGGACGCAGGTACCATCTTAGAGGAAACCCCGATTATCTTCGGGGATTTCTCAGCCATCCCCACCGAACATGGTTCAACCCGAGGACCGGAAGACGGGGACGCCGCCGTCTACGACGTGTTGCGTCAGCGGTACTCATCCCATCGAGCACCAGCGTTGGTCGGCTGGCCCTTCTCCCACGGACGCTGGAACCTGACGCTGCCTCTGGGAGTACGCGTACGCGTAGACCCTGCTGCACGGACGATGTTTGTGTTGGAACCGGTAGTGAGATGAGCCGGTACAAAAATCTCAACCGACAACAGTTAGAGGAGCTTTCAAAGCGCAACGCCCAGGCGATCATCAATGGAACAGACAATCTCCCAAGCCGAGGCTACACCGGTAACGTTTGGCTGCCGCGCTTGCGCCGTAAGATCCATTACCGATCCAACCTAGAACGTAGAATCCTCTTAGAAATCGACAACTTCCCACTCGTAGCCGACATCGAAAGCGAGAAACTTGATATCGAATATCCTTGGCGGGGAATTACCTGTCGGTACGTCCCAGACCTACTTCTACGACTCGCGGACGGACGCGTCTGGTTGATTGAGATCAAGCCCGCCTCTCAACTCAGTGAACAGCGCAACCTGGTAAAATTTGACGCAGCAAAGCGGTTTTGCGCGAACATGGGTGACCACCTCCGATTCGGCGTACTAACCAAGGAAACAGACGTAAAGGCGCTCCTGCCCACCCATGACGGAGTCACTTTGAACGAGCGAAATCGTCAGCGACCACGATAGCCTCCAAGGGAAGATAATAGGGGAGAAACTACGCCCAGGAGGTAGATATGTCCAAGTTCGACATGAAACTGGAGGCGTGGCGCGACCAACAGGCCCGGGGCAATTACCCCGACGACTGTCAGCCGCTAGCCGAACGCGCAGCTACCGATTACGATAATCGCAAGGTCACCGTCGACGACCTCCTCCGTGAATGGGGCGGCGACGAGCCCACCGACGAGGCATGGGAGGCCAACCTCGGCGACGGCGTGCGCCTACTGCCGGAAAGCGTGTACGACACCAACTGGCAACTCGTTTTATACGAGATCATCAAGGATCATACGCCGGGCGGCATTAGGCTTCCTGACGTGGTGAAGTTGATGAAGTCGAAGAGGATAAAGTTCTCGGAGACACAGATTGAGATGGAGCTGAAAAAGCTCATCAAAGATGGCCAAATAAAAAAGAACGGCCCACGCTACTCCTGGAAAAATCTGATGCCGCCTCTCCGCGAAACGAAGAAGACCTTCTTTCGCATCCGCCCCTATTCCGGCGACGCCCGTCGATGGGCTGAGTTTAACTGGGACGCCCTCGGCTTCGACTTCGACAAGGATCGCAGCACCCAAGACGAAGTATTCGCCTGGTCGGCCGACGGCAATCCCGACATCGAAGTAGCCAACCTCCTCAAAGCCCGGGACATCGAGTTTGACATGTTCCAGGACGACGTGCCCGAAGCGTTCCGTGAGGACTCCGAGGAGCCTGTGGAATACGCAGCCGTCGATGGTGCAGGCAAGACACTAGCCGCCGTCAAAGCAACAACCGAGGACGGGGCGCGGCAACTACTTCTTGACCGTCTCCGGAAGAAGAAGAAAGAGATGGATACCTGGCAGGGAGCCGGAGAACGCGTCGTCCGCCAAAAGGTGGACCCAACCCCGCCCCCCGATACAGGGGAGTTCATGGAGTCGGTCAACGAATCCCTCTCGACCTACCACAAGATGAAGCTGAGCCCTAAAGACGAAGCCGTGCTCAAGGCATTCCAGAGTAAGCGGATGGCGCACGGCGACATACTTGACACCGACGGAACCTTTCTGACGCTGAACGGCCTGAAACAAGCCAGCTGGGCACGAGAGGGCCTCGGAAGCAGCAACTTCCGCATCGGATTTATCTCGCAACGCGTCGACCCCAAGCTACAGGATCACATCCTCGCCACCTTCCCGAAAAAGATGCTGGGGCGGTCGGTCGTAGCGGCCTTCTTCGAAGACCGTCTCAACCGCTACGAGAATTTGACCAACGCGCAGATCGAGGAGCGTTTCGACCGCGTGATGGCGCGTTCCCGCTACGGCGAAGCCAACTTCGCCCGCTTCATGGCCGAGTCGAACCTGCCGCCGCGCGCGAGACGCGAGATACTCGATTCTCATCACGTCGACCGGCGTTACGTCATACTGGGAGAAGAACTAACCGTCGGTCTGCGGATGCCAGATAATGGTTGGTGCCTGCTGGGAGAATGACTTGATACCCGACCGACGCACAGTCTATGATCTGCTTCGCGAGTGGAGCGAACCTCCCAATCTCATCCTACACGAGGGTGGAAAGGGCTGGGAAAAGCTGTGGGTTTCCTACTATTCGGGCAAAGCCTCTCATCCGAAGACCAAAGAGATGTTCCAGGGAACCGAGGCGGACATCCCACCGAAGTACCGAGCACTGATAGCAGCCCAACAAGACGCAACAGGGGGAAGCACGAAGACGGCAGATAAAAAGCCCGTAAACGCGAAGGCGGCGCAGAAACCTGTAAGCACGAAGACGGCGGCGCAAAAGCCCGTAGATGAAAAAACCGCCATCAAAAATGGCTTCAAAGAACTCAAAAAACACTTTAGCAACGTAAAGGAAGTAGACGCTAAAGATATTTACTGGTTAGGACAGACCAATAATCTTAAATTCTTCCAAGATAGTCTCTTCCTTTCTTACAAGGCCAAAGAGAGTGGAGATAAACAAGCCCAAGAAGCATTACAACGGATTTTTGACCTCGGAAAGGCGAACCCGATCAAGGCCAAACCTGTCAAAAAGACTAAACCCATCAAAAAAGCCAAACCTGTCAAAAAGACCAAACCCATCAAAAAGACGAAAAAACCAGCGGCACAGGCAGATTCAACGCCAAGTGCGCCACCCAAAAAATCCACCGACCCAATTGAAATATTTTACGATGCTAGAGATGCCATCGGTAAGAGCGAATCCATAAAGCACTCAAGGTTGAAAAGGATATACAACCTGGGCGAAAAAGACAACGTCAAGGCTTTTCATAATCTGACGCGAAAATGGGAAAACTCGGCGCAGGATGCGGCTCAGGCCATCTACGACCTCGGCAGGAGCGGCGCTAAAATGCCACAACCAGCCAAACTGCGCCCTCCAACACCCAACCAACGAGCGGCGGTCGAATACTACACTGGAAACGGCTACAAAAAATTGCGTGAACTCGATATGCGGGAGTCCGGTGTAAAGCCAACGAAGCACAGCCACAGCGCGCTGTCTGGGCTAGACGACGATGATATAGACTACCTGGAGGGAAAGAACAAGAGACTGGACGCCTTTTTGGCGAAGAACTCTGGGCATGGTGACCCCGTAAGGCTGTACCGAGGAGCGATGCACACCCTTGATTTCCTGAAACACGTTGAAGTGGGAAACGAGTTCAATTTCAATGCCAAAACTTCCTTCACGGAAGATCAGGAAATCCATTTGGAATTCCTAGAATCGGTCTCTGGTAGAGGAGCCAAAAAAAAGTTTCCCGTAACATTCATCACAACCACAAACCTGGGTGTCAACATAGCCAGTCTCTCGTCGTTCAAAGAAGAGTCGGAGTTCCTCATACCCAGAAACGTTCAGCTTACAGTTCAATCTATAAAGAAAAAAGGTAACCAATACACGGTCATCCTCGGAGAGAAAAAATGAAGAAGAGTAACTACCCAACAGATTCATGGACGGCGACGACGAGGAAATAAGCATCATCGACAAGGATGGCAAGGCTGTCTTTGGTCCCCAACCGCCCAAGCGCGCAACTGAATCGACGGCTGACACCGGAACCCGGCCGGACGTGAATGCCAAACTGGACGTTGAGATCAAGCAGTACAAGAAGTTGATGCACAGGGAGAAGGTGAGCCAAAAATGAATCGAGATACGCGCACGGTAGACGACCTCCTTCGCGAGTGGACAGACAACGGCCCCAACCATTTGGATGAGGCTTCAACCGAATACGCCCAGCTGGTGTCGAGCTATCTGAAGGTACTCAAGCGTGAGGGTTTCCAAGTTCAGGATACCAAGCCTTTGGACCGGGACCTCTGGATAGAAGGAACCTGGAACGGTGAAAAAGTCGGCCTGAAGATTCTTCTCGGGGGTTCCGGACACGACGGCATAGCAAAAGGACCGCTCCTCTATGTGGATGTGGATAGCCTCAACGTCTACGAACACGGTTGGACGGGTACCCCAAAATCGAATCCTTCGGGCTGGAAGAAGAAACTAGAAGATTTAAGCGTCAAGCTGGGAAAGGCCAGCCGATCACAGAGATTCACCGGCGATGACGACGACATTACCATAAAAGACAAGAATGGTAAGATCGTCTTCAGAAGCACAGGAGCAGGAGTAAAATCATGAGCCACGACCGCGAATTAGACAAGATCATGGATCTGGACATCACGCCACAAGGGCCGTCCGTCGACCCCCGCGAAGCCCACTTCCGCAATCAGTTCCTCGGCGAAGGGAAGGAGACGTTCCGTCTCAACACCATCGAGGAGGGGACGGTGCAGTTCCGCTACGACGAGGGCGACCACGTCAATGTGCAGGGCGTCCCCGCCGTCATCAAGGAATGCCGAGGCTACAAACAGGGGCATACCGTCATCCCGCGTTACCTGGTAAAGGCCGAGGACGGTCGCCAGGCCGAGGTGGACGAGGCGCAGATCGGCTTGAATGAAGTCAAAGGCTACATTCCGACCAGAAATGATGTCGGTATCGTCGAAGACATTCTCACAGGTTGGTTCACTGTTAGCACAAGAGGAACTAACTCACAGGTTCAAACCATCATCGCCAAAATCGACAAAGCAATGGGAGAACTTAAAACAGTAGTTTTTGGCGATGATTCCCCTTGGGCTATTGACCTTAAAGGAGGTCGAACTCCAACCGGCAGAGATAAATTCAAAGCAAGATGGGACGATGGAAAAGCTGAAAAATTAGGCATAAAAGAAAAAGAAGTGCATTAAACACTGAAGGAAATCTATGTCCCTGACGCCACAACAAAAGGCAGAATTCAGACGCTGCCAAATTGATCCGCACTACTTCATCGACAAGTATGTGCAGATCGAGCACCAGAAGTTCGGCGTCATCCCGTTCCACATGCACGGTTTCCAGAAAAAGCTCCTCTCCCAGGTACTCGCAAACCGGTTCAACATCATAAATAAGAGCCGCCAAACCGGTATAAGTACGCTGGCCGCTGCGTACTGCCTCTGGATACTCCTGTTCTTCAAGAACAAGCTCATCATGGTGGTCTCCCGCAACGATAAGGAAGCCATCGCCTTCGTCGAACGCGTGAAGCTCGCTTACAATCAGCTGCCGAAGTGGCTACAACTCGGTTACGTGAAGCTCAACGAGCATTCCCTTTGGCTCAAAACGGGCTCCCGCGTTGAGGCCGAGGCATCCGGCAAGAACGCCGGTCGTTCCCGATCCATGTTCATGCTCATCCTCGACGAGGGCGCGTTCATCAAGAACATTCGCTCGATCCAGAAGGCTGCCCTCCCCGCCCTATCGCGCGGTGGCGGACGTTGCTGGGTTATTTCCACACCGAACGGCCGCTCTGGCTGGTTCGCCGAGGTTTGGCGCAAAGCCCACTTCCCCGAGGGTGACCCACAGAAGTCCAACTTCCACCATTTCTTTTGCCATTGGCGCGACGTACCTGAGTACGACCAGGAATGGTACGACGAGATGCGTCCACAGTTCTCGGATAAAGAATGGGCGCAGGAGTACGAGGGCGACTTCCTGGGGTCCGGCGACACAGTTATCCCCGGTGAGTGGCTCAAGCGCGTCGAGAGGGAGCTAAAGGACCCATTAGAGTGCCGGGACACAAACAATAAGGCCACTCCTGGCGGTCCCATCTGGATATGGACGAGGCCGAAGGCAGGCCACGCCTACATCTGCGGAGTAGATACTGCACGCCCAGATGGTAAAGACTTCTCGGCCATCCAGATCATCGACCTCACCGACGCCGAGCAGGTAATGGAATATCAAGGCCGTATGCCTCTGAAGAAGCTTGCAAAGCTAGCCGTCGAACTGTGCCAAGAGTACAACGACGCCTACGCAGTCGTCGAAGCCAATTCTTTCGGCTATATGACAGCCAGCGAGATGTACGACCATCTTTACTACTCGAACATGTATTGCAAGCGTAAGCCAGGTAGACCAAACCAGCCCAACCTGCGAATCCCGGGCTTCATCACGTCGCCCAAAACGCGCCCGCTGGTGATCGAGGGATTCCGGTCATTCTTTATGCCGGAGTATGAGTGGAGCATCTATTCGCGCCGCCTCTTCAACGAGGCAACCGGATTTATCTGGACCGAGGCGGGCCGCGCTGAAGCGGACTCTGACTCAAACGACGACCTGGTCATGGCCTCCGGCCTGGCCATCGGCAACCTTGATCAGATGATGTTCGATTCTCCGGCCGACAATATTGCCAGTCGTGTGCTCGGCCGAGTGCAGATCGACACCGTAGCCGAATATGAGGAACTGCGCGAGGCGCTCCAAGGGGTGGAAGATCCCGAAGCGCGTCGAGAGATTATCGAGGGAGCCCTGGAACAGGAGGCGATGCCCTTGGACCCCAATGCCTTCATGCGCTCATCGACTACCACAGCAGTCAACGAGTTCGCGTGGCTATTCGACGATAAACCAAACCAGAACTTCGGGATACCGTACAAAGGGAGCCTCCGCGACGCTCCCCTTCCCGAGAAGATAAGCGACGGGGATAAGAAGGCACGCGGCGGTAAGCGCACCTTCGCCACCGTTGAACGGACCTCGTAGGCCCGACAAGGAGAAACGACATGCCGAAGCATCCGTCTCACGCCTATCCCGATCCCTTTCTGATAGGGTTGAACGAGGACGCGCCCGACAAGTTCACAGACGAGGTTTTAGACCTCGTGAATAACCCTGGGGATTTGGTACAGGACCGCCCAACGCGGCCCGAGACCATCACCGAAGCATTGCCTCCGCTCAGCAAATTGATCAGCAATGCTCGTCGCCGCCTGAAAAGGACATGGGTGCCCAAGGACGAGATCAGGAAGGAACTGCCCGACCACGTTACCGACGAAGATTTTGAGCGGTACTGGCAAGAGCGTAAACAGGGCAACCGTTACCACCGCGCCTACGAGTTCGGCCAGAACGGCGAACAGGAAATCGTCGCTGTAGGCCGTCGACGCGGTCACGGAGCGCCCCGCAATCTTCCGCCGAAGGACGCCCGGAATGTGGATGATCTGATGCGCGAATTTGCGGACGACGATGACCTGAACGTCGACGAAGCTGCCTTTCACCACCCGTCCATGCAGGGCTTCCTCGCGGGCTTCGAACGCGAGGTCAACGACGACGCCTTCATTCACCCTGACAATCTGCGCCCGGAAAGCACCTCCTCACGCGCCGCGCTGATGCGCGACGGCGGGATGGTGATGAACGAAGCCCTCGGCAGCTACGACTCCTACTTCGAAGAGAACCCCGTCGTAATCGGCTCCACACCGGTCGACCGCAAGTCCGCCCTCGACGACCCCGACTACGACGAAGATCGGCCGCCGGTGCAGGGGATGCCGCCAATTCCCACCCGCAAGGCACAGGCGAATGACGATCCTTTCGTGACCGACGTGCGGAAGGGCCTCCCTAACTCCACCAAACCGACGTTCGCCAGCTTCGATGCACTTCTGAGTGCGTATCAGCTCAGTCCAAACGATACGGTCTTCCATGCCACCCTCGATAAGGGGAAGTGGGCCGTCAAACCAGGCGAGTTTGAGATTGGCTTGGTAAAGGACAACCGCGTGGATTGGTTCGCCTACGTCCCCAACAAAAAGGGGTGGGACCACGGCGCGGTCGGCATACTTCCGATGTCTGTGGACAAAGCCAAAAGCTCTCCCAACATCAAACAAATAAAAGCGCGTGATGTGGAGCGTCTTGCTAAGAAGAATTTGCGCGAAGACCTCATGGATGGTCTCGGCGAAAGCATCGACGAGGCATTCAAATACAATTCCAAATTCACTTCTTATCTTAACGATCAAACGGGCGAATTGATCGGAATCGGTGGCCGAAAAGAGGCTTGGTACATCTATTATCGTAAGAAGTTCGGCGAAAAAAACGAACCTGCTCACAACGAACCCTTCTGGAAGTTAAAGACCGCAAAGCAAGCTCTTAAGATGGTTTTTGATGATGTAAAAAGCGTGTCTGGCAACAAAAAAGACCGAATCAAAAAAAAGATCAAAGACTTGCAAACGAGGATTCACGCTTCCGGCGACATTGTGCCCAAGGATTCACTCCGTGAATCACGCCTCGACGAAGCCGGTGGTCAGTTTGCCAAGGAGCTGAAGAGGGTTCTAAGCAAGATGAAGAGCGCGGGTTACGGGGACGCCTGGAACTTCTTCAACCGAAACTACCTCGACCCGTACCACAAGGCGACCCAACCCAGCTGGCTGTCGCTCCACGACCTCCTGGCGCTCCGCGACTACGCTTCGCGCGTGGAGCAGGCGGGCGGAAAGCTCGACGCCAAATGGGAAAAAGAGATCACAGATTTCCTCCAGTACATGGTCAAGGAATTGAAGGCCAAAAAACTACTCCGCGAGGACCGACTCCTCCACGAGGGCCGCCACTACGGAGCCAACGAGTGGCCCGCATTCTTCGCCTCGTTTGAAGGCGAATCCATGGGCTACCCGAAGCGGGATAACCCCAGCCAGGACGGCGTCACCTCGAAGTTGAAGCAAGCCGCTCGCGCCTTCACTCAAGAGGTAGAAAAGGCGTCCGAGGAATACTTCGGGAAAAACCAAGATGAGTTGGCCGACGGTGCGAGCGAAACGGATTTCATGGGAGCCGAGTGGGTCTCCGACGTGCTTCTCACGCTTGAAGGCCACGGTGCAGGCATCTGGGACGGCGACTGGGATCACCTATTCCAGAACGGAAACAAGGGCGTCGAAAAGATGCAGCGCTTCCTGATGAAGCGCCTGTCAAAAGCTCACGACAAGATCATAGACACCATCCACGACTCGGCCTACGAAACGATGGGCGGCAAGGAACTGGATAAAAACCAGAGCGCCGCCGAGAAATGGGTCAACCGCGACCTTAAGAAGGCCGTCCCACCCGGAACCCAGGTACGGTCGTCACCCGATGGTGAGAGCTGTTGGGTAACGCTCAAGTTCAAAAACAAGACCGAAGCCGAGGGATTCACCGCCGACCTCGACGATCTACTCCAGAACACTCCCGATGCCGTAAAAAGCTGGGATATCCACCCGCTACGCAACATCGAACTGAATATCTCCCTAAAACTCATCGACGAGGGCAAACTGAGCGAGGAGAATGAAAAGCCAACCGTTGACGACCTGATGAGAAAAGTCCCACGGGGCGTCTCGCCGAAAGTCAAAAAGGCGTTGAAGATTCTGCTCGGCCATCGAATCTATCCCAACAAAAAAGATAAGAGTTATAACCGTACAAATATGGCAAAAATCGTCTATAAGGAAGCGAATCTCAACCTTACAGACGAAGAGTGGATTGAATTCGAGAATGAATATGTCCGTGCCACCAATGGCTTACCAGGATCATGGTTTCCAGCCGGTAAGGTGCGCGAGAATGCTAACGAAGGCCACGTGGACGAGGGCAAACTCCACGAAGCGCTGAGCCTGAAAAAGGCGTGGTTGAGCTTCGATGTACGCGACTACGAGACGAAGGAGAAGGTCAAGAAGAAGCTGATCGCTGCCGGTTTCAAAAGCTCCCAAGACTTCAACGTCTGGAGCAACCCAAAAGACGACTTCTACACGTTCCGGTTCATCGGCAAGGCCCGTCACAACGAGCTTCAGAAGCTCGCCGATGAACTGAAGAAATCCAATACCGCAACCCATATGCGGACCAGCCCACTTTCCGAGGACAAACTCCACGAAGACCGCATCGACGAAGGCTTCCGCCAGGGAACGGTCACCCACTTCGAGGCACTGGCCAAGAAACTGTTGGAACCAGAAGGCGTGAAGGTCGAGTTCACGGCCAAGGGCAAAAAATCGGCTATCCGGATTACCGTACCCAAGGGCAAGGACGCCTACGACTGGTGGGTTGAGGGCGGCCTCCCGCAGGAAAAGATGTACGCATTTCAGAGGCTGATGGGTCAGTTCAACGTGGACTACCCCCGCAACTGGCCCAACGGTTCGTCGTTCATCGTCGAATCCCTCTCTGAGGATGACAAAGACAAGCTCTTCGACGCTCTAATCGACCGCCTCGGCTTCGACATGAAGACAGTCGGTGGTAAAATGGTTGGCTCGCACAAAAAAACGCCCAAACTCAAGATTGAGGAGATGAGCAGCGGTTCCTTCCACCTCTTCGTAGATACCAAAAAGAACGGCGATCCCGTCGTCAACGGCACCTACGCACAGATACTTGAGAAGATTCCACAAGCCATAAAAAAGTTGTCCGGCGCTCTTCGTGAAGGCGTCAACGAGGGTCCCGGCGCAGGCGTCAATTTCGCCTTCAAGCGCCCCACGAAATTCCGGGGTGACACCCCTGACTTCGACGGTTACCTGCGAGTCGATCCCAAGACGCTAAGGATCACCGGCAAGGTGAAGGTCGAGAGCCTCACGATGGAAAGCTACTACGACGCCGAGACCGCTAAGGACGCAGGCTTCATCGACAACGTGACCTTTCACGGAAGCGCCAAGACCGAGGTAAAGAAGGAACTCCAGAGCATGGAGGAACGCTTCGGTAAGATCGAAAACATGGATTTCACCATCATCAGCGTTGAAAACCGCATGTACAGCGCCGGTTTCACCCGCTCCAAGCTCGCCAAACACTTAGATGTAACGGGCGAAGGGCAACTTGACATCACTTACACCGACGGCGGTAACGACAGCCTAACCGATGTGATGATCGACGGAGTTTTCAATCCTAGCCGAGAGTGCCACAGCGCATACGAAAATCTCGATGCCGTCGAGGAGGGCAAAGCGCCCTGCGACGCATTCGAAGCCGCCGAGGACGCCCCGCTGATCGAGAGCATCCTGGATGCCATGTGCCAAACCTACCTGGGAGGTACCCTTAATGAAGTCCAAGGCCGCAAACTCACCAAGAAGCGCGACTGGCTCGGGTGGAAAGAGGCCCATAAAAACCTAGCGGAGTTGAAGAAGAAACTGGAGAAAGAGACAGAGGATGAAGCCGTGCGCCAGGCAGTCCGTCAATTCGACATGCCCGAAGGCGTTTGGGGTTCCGGCACCATAATCGCCCGTAAGATGGACCCCCTGCTGGACCGCGTTATCAAAGCAGCCGCGCAAGGACGTTGGGATAAGGAGAAGCGATCCATTCTAGGAATACTGGACGACCTGCTCAAACGAGCGAAAAAATTCGCCGAACGGCCTGAATTGGTGAAGATGGAGGAGTCGGTGTTGTCCGAACGCCGTCGCCACTTAGAAGAGGCCACCGGCGGCGAGGAGACAGCGCAAGCCCGCGAGCTGAAGAAGCGCTTAGTGGGCAAGAGGAAGTCCATCCTTGACTACCTCGACGAATGAACCGCGCACAGAGGGAGAAGCTGAGGTGACACCACGCGACCCTTATCCGGACCTACTTCAGACGGGAATACAGCGCCTGAAGACGCACCTGGCCCGGTTTGGCTACGGCCTCGCTGAGACGCGCCCCAGGGCCGACCGTTATTTCCTGCGGTTTGGCACCGGCGGCCACGGCCTACTGGCCTCAATCTCGGTGGACGTAGCAGGGTGGCAGGTGGTGGTGCTCGGTAACGGGCTAAGGTATGACACGGGCGAACTGACAACCCGCGTACCAACCTTAGAGGCGTTAGACGGTTTGCTCGATCAAATTCAACCGCCGTTAGCGCCGATACCGCGCCCCAAGCCAAAGCAACAACTGAGCGAGACGCGCCTTGACCGCCTGGCGATCCTGGCCGGTGCCGTTCAGTGCTCCCCGCCCACGGTGGATGATCTGCTAGGGGAGACGGCATGGCCGACGAACAGCAACAAATCTACGATGAGATAATCGGCACCCGGCCGGAATTATTGTGGTTGCGCCGACCGGACGGCTCGGGTTCGATTTTTGCGGGTGAGCCTGGCAGACCGGAGACGGCGGTCACAGGCAACCTCATGCCATTCGTAGACCTGTCCATCGGCGACATCCCGCTCTACAGCTACCCCAACCAGCACATTCTGGACCTGACGCACGATATCATCGACAACACGGTTACCCTCAGCCTCATCGACCCCACCAATTTTATCATAGAGCGCCTGATGCGCTTCGCCTTCACCAGCCTAGCTGCTCGCAACAACATCAAACTCAGGTATGGATGGACCAACGGCGTCTCTCGTTGGGGTACGGACTACAAAAATTGGCTCGTCTTCGCCATCAACGGTCTGTCACAGAGCATCGAGTTAGACGGCACCCGCTGGACGATGACCCTCGTTCCTTACATGCAGAACTTCCTGAAGAACATCCGTGTCAAAGAGAACGTCAATCTTGACGACGCCACCCCCGACCGACTCCAGGAATGGATCAACGGAGTATTATTGGAGTCGGGTGACAACCGCTCCATCATCGTAAAAATGTTGGGGAAATTTCAGAAGCTATCGAACGTCGAATCGGGCGGCCGTTACCAGACGCCCGGCAACCTGAAGTTCGAAGAGGTGATAGACGCGATTCTGAAGACGTGGCAGACAACCAGCGGTCAGTTGGCCAAGTACGAGTTCGATCCCTTCTGCTCGAACTTCGCGGCCACAAACGGCGGCAAACCCTATACATCTCTCTTCATCTGGGACGAAGAGGAGCTGATCGCCATGCGAGAGAAGGAAGCTCAAACCATTAACCAAACCCAGAGCAACAGCCAGGTATTTGGCAAAGCCCACATCTTCTCGCGCTGGCCGAGCACCGATGGGGGTGTTCTGAAGGTCCAAATGGTCTCGGATCTCAACTGGCTCGCGAAAGCTGGAATAAAGGCGTATGCCGTCGACGCAAGTGGAAAGATGGTACAACAGCAGGCGAAGATCGCACCGGGCAAGATTCACGATCTCACCGGCCACGACCAAGCACACCCTGACGCCGACGCTGTGGCCGAACCAGGGACCGCGACGGCGACGCCAACTGGCGCGCCATCTTCCGCTGGACGTGGTGTCGTCCAGAACCTCGCCGACGCTATGACCCGTTACACCTCGCGGATCGAAGTCACGACGATGGGGGAACCCTACTTTACCGGCGCAAGCCGTTTCAAGAATATGCTCTTCGGACTTCTAATCGACGACTTGTTTAACCTCGACCGGGTCGTACCGCCCTTCCAAGGCAATGACCCAGTCAGCTTGGCTCGGGCGTTCCCGCTTTTCGGAGATCCCCAAGGCACTTTAGCAGCAAAAGCTGCCGAGAGCGGACTCTTTGACCCCGTAAGCAAAGGCGCGTGGCTAACGGGCCTCTACACGATCATGAACGCGGTCCAGTCCCTCTCCGGAGGCTCATTCACCACGAAATTCACCCTGTTCATGGATGTGGGGAAAGAATCGGCGACAACTGAAAAGACCTAAACAAGATAGAGCGACGCTCTATCTTAAAAAGTGAGTCTCCGAGCGTCGCTCGAAGGAAGATAATCTAAGAGACAGCGGGTACATCTGTGTATCCGTTTGGAGGACATAAGCGGAATGCCAATTCAGCACACTCTCTTCCAGGACATCCAAAAACAAATTGACCAACTCGGTTACCTCGGCCACGCTGATCTTGCCAGCGGACTAATCCAACCTGGCCAAGAATGGCACGCTCCGATCCCCGTTCGCCAGGAGCATGAGTGGTACCATGGCTCCATGTTCATCAGCGAGGATCGGCTACAACGGTACGCCGACTTCGAGGACATGGACCTCCACCCATTCACCTCGGCGATCTTCGACATCTATGCTGAGCAAGCCGCCCAGCCCGATCCCTGGGGCAACGTGATGCAGATCGTCACGCCTGACCGGGCAATTAAAGACGAGCTAACGGAGTTGTTCTTTGACCGTCTCAACATTAATCAGACCCTCTACGACGACGTTCGCAACACCGTCAAGATGGGCGACCACTTCAAATTCATGGTGCTCCAGCGCGACCGACGCGGCATTCTCTTCGCCAAGGACATCCCAGCCTACACGGTCTGGCGATTAGAGTGGGAGGGCAAACTCTTTGGGTTCGTCCAATATACGCCAGGTGGTCAGACACCGGTGCTCGATCCCTTCTCGGTCGTCCAATTTAAGGTGGCCGGAGCAAAGACGAAATACCTGCCTTACGGCACTGCGATACTCGACTCGGCGCGTCGACACTACCGACAGCTGAAGCTCATGGAAGACGCGATGGTCGTCTATCGAATTACAAGAGCGCCGGAACGTCGCATCTTCTTTATCAACACAGCGCGCGTTCCCCCTGCTAAGGCGGAAGGCTACATCCAACAGATTATGCACCGATTCCGCAAGAAGTCCTTCGTCAACCCCGTCACCGGAGACGTTGACTGGAGAGCGAATCCCTTATCGCCCGACGAAGATTTCTTCGTCCCAATTCGCGACGGCCAGGAGGGCACGCGCATCGAACAGCTCGCGGGCGGCCAGAATCTTGGCGAAGTTGACGACGTAAAGTGGTTTAAGGATCAGATACTCAGCATCGCCAAGATTCCCCGCGTCTACCTGAACGATAGCGACGGCGGCTCGGCTGAACGCAGAGAAAACCTAAGTCAGCAAGATGTACGTTTTGCAATTTCGAATATGAGAGTCCAGGGCCAGATGCTCGAAGGCTACACCAAGATGGCCATCGTCCACCTGCTCCTGCGCGGCTACGAAAAGGACCGTGCCCTCAACTTCCGCCTGGAGCTGACGAACCCCTCGCACGCCTTCGAGAAAGCAGAGATCGAGGTAGAACAGCAGCGCCTCAGTCTGCTGCGCGACTACACCGACGCAGGGCTTCCACGCACATGGGTGTGGGAAAAGATTCTTCACCTCTCGCCCTCCGAAATTAAGAAGATGGTCAAACGACGGCACATGGAAAACCTCCTCATCGCCCACCAGGAGGCCGAAGCTGAGGCATATCGCGACGCCGTCACCCAGCGCATCGCTGCCGAACTAACGAAGGGCCTTCCGCCTACCGGCTTCGGCGAGGAGGGCGAACCGATGGAGAAACTCGCACCTGAAGTAGGTGCGGGTGGCGCTCCCCCTGAAGACGGCCAATTGCCCGGCACCGCTCCCGGGGAGTTGGAAAAGGAAAAAGGGAAGATCGAAAAACAGAAGTTGCAAGTGGAGAAGGACAAACTTCGCCAGCAGCGTGATCAGATCCAGAAAGCAAGGCAGTCCGCCTCCGGCGGAAGCAGCGGAGCAGGAGGCTCTGGTACTTTCAGCGCTGCCTCCAACAGCAATCCGCCCCCAAAAGGCGTCCGTGAGATGCTCGACTCTGAAAATGCACGTCTCCTCAGCGAAGATACTACCCGCGTATTAACAGAACAACGCGAGGAGTTAGAAGGGGCGTTGGGACAACTCATGGAAGAAGACGGTCTTAACTCCACCGACGACGACCGCTACAAATTCAACGAACAGTGGGGAGCCACCCTACGCGAAGATAAAGCCAGAAAAGGTAGAGGCGCAACGTTCCAAGGCGCGCTGCTTACGGTAGCCAACAACGAACTTGCACCAATCATTCTACCTGGAGCAAACGGCCTTAACGGCAAAAGCTCCCAAGCCGTCAAGCTCTTCGAGATGAAGCAGAAGCGGCTGCTGACGGAGTGGAAGGAAACCGAAGCCGACGAAGAGGAGCAAGAAGATGCCCCAGCAGTATAAGGTACAGACGCTACGCTCGCTGTCCTCGATGACCCGTCGCGGCAGGGAGCACGACCTCGCTGTCATCCGCGAGGCGGTAGCCAGGCTACAGCCGAGCTTCCATGTTCTCTCCACTCTAAATGAACATGTTTTCGTGCAGGACGCCGATACCGGTGACGTATTCCGCTACCAATATCAACGGGACAACCATCAGGTCACCTTCGCGGACTGCCAACACATCGTGGTCGACGAGGACCAAGAAGAGTTGGAAGCTGAGCGTCTGGAACAAGCGCGGCTGGTCGTCGAAGCCCTGGACATGGAAAACGACGAAGCCTTGGGCTACCTGTCCAACGGGCTGGTGGAAAGCTACCGACAGGATATACGCCTCTCCCTGAATCCATCGCTCAAGAGCCACGGCCTGCGATTCCTGGTGGGCACCCTCCTGGAAGGTGCATCCGAAAACCTACGAGACGCCGTGCGAGTTTCACTGCGTTACTACCGTCCCTCGAACGCCCTGCTCCCCAATGCAGCCATCACAGTAAACACTGCTTCGGTACCAAAGTTGGACGAGGACAACCTCAAGCCAATCCTGCTTCACCGGTTGGCCTTCTGCCGCACCGCCGCGCGCGAGCTGCCCAAAAGCAGCTCCTTCCAAAAGCTGGTGCGCGAGGCGTGTCGGTTCCCGGACAAGGGGCAGATCTACGTCGACCTGGTTGAGCGTTACAGCGGCGAACTCCTACCACTCACCGAGATCGAGCGACGCTCGATCTTCGAACAGGCCGCCGAGAAGAACACCAAGCCCTCGACGGTCGACCGCGTGCTCTACAACGTGGGGCGCGTCGCCGAGCATCTAAAGGCACAACACATCTCGAAGCTCCACGTGCTTTTGAACACCGAAAGCACCGACAACTACCTAACCGACGCTGAGGCGCGATACCTTCAAGAGGCCGTCACGGTCGACTCCACGACCGGTCTGGACCTCAAAGAATTGCGTGATCTCATGAAGGAAGTCCTCGACCAGGCCGAGACAAGCATGTTCTTCTCGCAGCACCTGGGCGAGAAATTCCGTCAGTCCATCGACGGTCTGAGCAAAATGCTCGACTCCGGCAAGATCGACATGGGCTACGCTCAGATGGCCCTCAACCTGTTATCCACGTTCTCGCCGCTAACCTTTTACCCCGGCACCGACATCAACAACGCCGTGGACATGATCGACGCCTTCCCGTCCAACTTTGACAAGGCCGCGCAAGAGTTTGAAAAAGTCGATTCCAGCTATGTGGATTTTGCACGCGGCGAATCAACAGCCGGACTCCGTGAGAGCCGTGCAACAACGCTGAAAGGCAGGGGCTACGAAATCGCCTTTCAGCCCCACTTCAAAGTGGTATTTTTCAATGATTTCAACGCCAATAAAGGCTACCGAATCGAAGGGTCCAATGGCTCTAACCCCAATGCTGTAAAAACGTTTTTCCATGCCATTAGCGATGAGCACAACAATAAAACGCTAACCATCAAACGCATCAAAGAACTCGCCAAAAAACAAGGCTTAAAAGTCATACTTGACGACGATCCCGAAGCTCTCCGCGAAGCACGGGCAGTAGGTTATCCCCCACCTGGTGCTACACCCAAAGATGATAGCAACTTCAGAGCTGAAGCCACAGGATTGAAAGACAGTGAAATCGGCTACTTCACCAACGAGATGGACCACGCTAAAACGGCAGACAAAAAGATGGATTGGAGACTCACCGGCATCAAGAGCCAACCATTGGTGGTACTCTACCACCCTGATCACAACAAACTCAAAAAGCTCATCGAACAGATAAAAAGAAGATTCAAACATTTGAGATTCGACTTCATCGAAACACCAGGAAAACTCCGCGAAGGCTTCTTCGACGGTTACGACCCCGAATTCGGTGACTTCGCCTTTTTCGAGGACAAGAAGAGCGGTGACCTGGTGCTGGCCTTCTCCGAAGCTGCCGAGGACAACAACCTGCTGTCCTACACGCGAATCGGCAAACATTCGCCGGTCAGCACGTCCTACCTCCGGAACGATGCGCGCCGAGTCGGCATCTTCGAGGCAGCTGGGCATCCCGACATCCCACAATTCCCGCCGGAGTATCGGCGGCTAGCGGAAGCCGAGGAGACCGTTCGATGGTACTCCCCCGAACAACTGAGTGCTTTGTCACAGGAACGCAACCAGCCGTTAGCAGCCTGGACGCCACTGACCGAAGACAATAAGCTCCCCTACCGATGCCAACACGGCCTACGACTGCGACTGCTACCCTACGCCGATACCAACATTCAAACTGCGGCTACCGAACGGCACCTGGTCGAGGTCTACGAACCCGACGGGAAAAGGCTTTCGCCGCTTCTGACAGAGGCCGCTCCCGCAGGTCGAATCCTCAAGGACTTCGTAGGCGGTGATATACCCCGCAAGGATTACGACGGAATGATCTTTGCCCTGGGCCACGCACCCGGCCTCGACATGGGCATCTTCAACCCCGATGATTGGGATGCCGTATCCAAAGCAACCAAAGCAGCGCAAGGCTCCGACAGCGCAGCAGACCACAAAAAATTGATTGATCTCGCAAAGAAGCTGGCTAAAAAATACGCTTGGCAAGTGGGACACACTGTCGAGAAGATCAAGACAGCCAGTAATAAGATCATCGATGATATGAGCGACCGAGAGATGTCCCAATTCATGAAACAATTCTACGACGGAAATAAGGAAGCTGTTAAAAAACTCGGCCTCCGTGAGGGCATCACCCCTGACGAACGCGCGTTGACCACTCTTGCCGGACGGTTTAACAACGAGCCGGTCTTGGCCGACCTCACCAATATAGCAGCCACCCTCTACAGCGCCAAACCGGAGGTCTTCCAGACCTTTCAGGGTGAAATATTGGGCTTGTTCGCTCGCGAAAAGGGCGGAGCAGTACAGAACGTCATGCAGGCATTAGAGGGCCTGCACGGCGTCGAAACCGCGCTTCCCGAACTGACCCGGCTCGCGGAGCGCTACCATGCCGATTACGCTGACTTGCTGAAATTCCACATGCGTGAGCGGGCTATGGATAAAGACGGCGCAACTGGTGGCATGGGCGGTGGTCATTACCTGGCAAAACGCAAAGCCGACGACCCCGCTGCCGAACGTTCTTCCGAGAACGAAGAAGATCCCGCCGAGGCCGAACCGGCTACGGAACCCGAAGCGGAACCCGAAGCGGAACCCGAAGCTGCGGCTGCCCCAGGTGACCAGTTCGATGCCGACCTCCAACAATTCAAGGACCTGGTAAACCAAGAGAAGGAGAAGGTCGAGGACGAGCCCGACGACGACAAAGGCGAAGAGGACGAAGGCGAGAACGACCGTAAAGCGGACACCGAGCAAGACGCTGCCATAGTCCGGCGATTCCGTCAGCAAGCCAAGGCTCTGCGGAAGGAGGCGGACGCCATCGACAACGCCGTTGATCGCATGTCCAAGGAGGACGAGGCCGCCGAATTCTCCCAGAAGGCCAATGATCTGGAACGCAAGATAGGCACGCGCCTCTACACCTCCAAGAAGAAGAGCGCCAAGAAAGAGGCTCTCCTGGTTAAAGCCGACGAAAGTGTCTACCACTTCACCGGTAGCACGTGGAAGGCAGCCCCCACCTCCGGTCTCGACCGGATGGTAGAGGACGGAGAATTCGAGCTGATCGACAGCCTCTCCGATCTATCCGTCCACGCGGTGCTCGCCCTCTCAGAGGAGGTCGTTGACCCCACCGAGATCGAGAAGTACCAGAAGAGCGAACGTACGAAGAAAGCACAGCCGCTCCAAGACGATCATAAGGCGCTCAACCAGGATGACGAAGTACGCGTTCGAAAGCAACGGACCGACCTCGGTGTTCGCATGGGAGGCGGAAGCGGTCAACGGATACACTTCGATCCCCGCTCGGATACCGGTGACTATCGCGGTACAGTTAGCGCTGGAGACCGAGCGCACATCGCATTCATCAAAAAAAACGAGATCAAGTGGGATAAAGCTTACGTCGAAGGGCAGAGGATATCCCCCGAAGCAATAAAGAAAGCCGAAGCCAAGCTCGTTGAACTGGGAGCGCTTAAAAAGGGCTACAAATCGTCAATAACAGAAGAGAAAATATCTGAAGCCACCGGTGACATCGGCCAGCTCAACGGTCATTTCGAGCAGTTCAAACGCGACTACGATGGCGGCGACCTGACCGTCGACGCCGCCATCCGCAAGTGCGACGAATTTCGCGGCGAACTCAAACGCTTCCGGCGTGAGACAGGGATCGACGCCGAGGTTCTCGCCAAGTGTGACACTATGAAGGATGACGTGGACGACTTCGAGCAGCAACTCCACACCAAGAAAGGTGAGCTGACGGGGCCGGAAGATGAGTTGGACGACAAAAAGGTGCAAGAGGGCAAGTCGGTCACCCCGACGGGCGTAACTCTCAAGGACCCCAAGCAGCTAACTTCCTGGTTAACCAGCCACCTCAGCAAAGGATATAACGAGGTCATTGTCCAATCCCTCAACACCGGTGACAGCAACGTGACCATCGAAGATTCCAAGATAACCTCGGCACCGACTAACCTGCCAGACAAGTTTTGGAGCACGAACGTACTAAATCTCTCGGGGGCAGACTGGAAAAAGGCACTGAAATTCCCCGTAACCATCAACAAGGTAAAGTAGGATGACCTCACTCCTTTTCAACACCGAGATAGTCACCCAACAGGAGTTGGAGCGCGCCATCATGCTCCTGCGAGAGTCTGGTGCGCTGAAAGAGGATTTCAAAGCAGGTCAGATGCCCATCCTACTGGAAGACGCCCTTCCCCTGGATGCCGATACTCTGGGCCAAGCCCGCAGCCTCCTAGAAGCAACCGGCCAAGGCCAGCGCGTTGTACTGAGTGGCACCTTCCAACGCGCCGAGTCGCGCAATGCCAACGGCCGCATCTACGGCCGCGATCTCCTTGCGCGCGAGATCGAACGGCTCCAGCCCGCGATCAACGACCGGCAATTGTTGGGCGAGTTGGATCACCCCCAGTCAGCTAAGATCAGGGTGCCCTTCGCTTCCCATGTGGTAACCAAGCTATGGATGGAAGGCAATGAGGTCTACGGGGAGTTGGAGCCCCTCACCACAAGCTACGGCCAGGAGCTACGGGCGCTAATTCGCGACCGCATAAAGCTCGGCGTCAGCTCGCGGGGCACCGGCAACCTTAAGAACGAATCCCGGGGACTCATCGTACAACCGAACTACCACATGGTGACCTTCGACATCGTGTCGGACCCCTCCACTCAAGGGGCATATCCGGCCCCTACAAACGAAAACAAGAGCAAAAAACAAGTAGGTGACCTCATCGACAAAACCGCACAGCCTTCAGAGCTGATGCCCGAAGATACTATCAAGACCCTTTGGGCTGGTTCCCAAGAAGAACTGGTTGAACGGCTGCTCAGATTAGCCCGAAGACTTTAAGATCGAATTGGACCTGAGAGGAAGAACAAATGAACAAAACCTTCGCCTCTGTCCTTGCCGAGGTAAAAATTCGCGTGCGACGCACTCGCACAGCGGCCTCAGAGCACGTGCGTGAAGCGCGTCGTGTAGCAGCCCGCACCGGCGATGCCTTGTTAGAAATCGCTGTGCGCCGTGGAAACCCCGACGATCTAAGCGCCGAAGCCAAGCGCCGCCGCCATCAGGCAGAAGAACTTGAGGCTGAAGCCAAACGCCTCAAACAGGACGCCGAGGACATCGAAGACGAGATTAAGGGCCGTCGACAAACCGACGCCGCCGAGGAACTCAGTACCGAAGCCAAACGCCTACGACGCCAGGTAGACGACCTGGAGGATGAAGCGCGCAAGCAGGATGCCTCGACTGACGAAATTGAGGAGTCCGAGCGTCGCTTGAACTTGCTCGCACGCCTCCTCCGCGAAGAAGCCGACGACCTCGATGCCGAGGCCGAAACTCGGAAGCAGGACGCCGAGCGGTTAGAGAAAGCCGCCGAAGCCGAGCGTAAGCAGGCCGACGACCTAGAAAAAGAAGCCGAGGGCAAACAGGACGCCGAAGAGAAGGATAAACCCAACCTCCTAGCCCAAATTCGCAAAGACGACGCCGAGGAGTTGGAGGACGACGCCCGCCGCAAGAAGCAAGAAGCCGCCGATAAGGAGGCTGAAGCCTACGCGAAGCGCCGCAAGGCCGCCGAAGCCGAAACCGAATTCCAGGACATGATGAAGGCCAGTTCCCCCGAGGAATTGGAAGTGAAAGCGGCCAAGCGCCGCAAAATGGCCGGAAACCTGGTTAAGGGCATCGAAAAGATGCAGAAACAGGCCGAAGACCTGGAAAAGACCGCCGAAGTCAAGCGCAAGCAGGCCGAGGAAGAGAAGGACGAGGTAACCGCGCAGAGCCGTCGCCAGGATGCCGAGGTCGAGACCAAGATGGCCGATCAGAAACGTCGCCAAGCCGACGACACGGAGAAGCAGGCGAAGGGTCTGCGCCGCCAGGCCGACGAAGACGAGGCGCTAGCCAAACTGAAAAAGATCGCCGCCGACGACCCCGAAAAGGTCGCAGAGGCCGCCCACCGCGCGAAACAGGACGCCAACGACGACGAGATTGAGGCGAAGCGCCTGCGCCGCGAAGCCGACGAAGCCGAGGCCGAGGCTGAAGCCAAACGGAAACAAGCCGAGGAGACGGAGGACGAGAAAGAGGCGACCCGCCGTAAGCAGGACGCCGAGGACATCACCACCGCCGCTAAGGACAAACGCAAACAGGCCGACGAATTGGAGAAGGACGCCGAAGCCAAGCGTAAACAAGCCGACGACGCCCAACTCCTACTCGATAAGATGAAGAGCGACGAACCCGAGCTGCGCGATGAAGCCAAGCGTCTGCGCCGTCAAGCCGAGGACACCGAGGAAAAGGCCGACCGAATACGCCGTCAAGCCGCCGAGGTGGAAGCTGATGCCCGTCGTCGCCGTCGCCAAGCCGATGACGAGACGGAGGCCGAACGTGCCCGTCGTAAGCAAGATGAGGCCGACAATCTCGACCGCACCGCCGTCACCAAAAAGCAGGACGCCGAGGACCTCGAAGCCGAAGCCCGTCGCTTACGCCGCCAAGCCGAGGACATGGAAACCGAAGCCGACAAGAAGGATATAGGCGAGGACTCCGACGAAGTCGACATGGTTAATAAGGAGCTTGCTCTCGGCAAATGCGAGCCCAAGCAGGATGACGATGTCGAGGTCCTGCGTCGTAAGTGCGACCAGGCAGTGAAATTGGGTCGTCAACTTGTGGATAAGCTGACCGTTCAACCGGAGATACGCCGCGCCGATTTGACCCCGGACGAAATCAAAGACGAAAAGAAAAACCTGCGCGAGGAGTTGGAGACCTATAAGGACGCCCTCGGTAAACGAGTACACCACTACCTAGAGAACATCGTACCGCGCCTCCAGAAAACCATCGAGGAAGAGCGCAAGATGGCTCCTGGTATACAGGATACCGATCAAACTCTAGCGGAGATTCGCCGACTCGTATCGGCCACCTCCGTCCTCCCACCCTCGATGCCCGAAGCGGCTAACGAGCAGGTGGATAACATGAAAGAGAACCTCCGTTTGATGGAGGAAAAGCAGCAGGAATTCCAAGCGTCGGTTGATAACCTGAATGGAAGGCTCAACCGGAAAAACGCATTGATCGAAAGCCTCAAAGGGCAGGTACGTTCAAAGGAATTGTGTGCTGACGATCCCGACCGCGATCTAATTCTTAGACAACTCGGCGAATGTAAAAACGCCGAAGAGGTCGAAACGCGGTATCGGGAAATCAAGGAGAGGCTGCGCCGGTCCAACCGCCGCGACCTCGTAGAGGAGTTCGCCGCACCCGACGACGAGCCAGAGCCGCCAAAGCGTCGCGCCCGCAGAGAAAAGGACGATCATGAGACCGACGATGAGGTCGAGTGGAGACGACAGGACGACGAGCCCGAGGAGGAGTTAGAGCCGAGCGAAAGCAAGCGACCACACTTCCCCTCCGCGCCGCTTCCAAGCCGTTCCCAGATGGTCGAATCCGAATTCGCGAACCGGGTACCGCAACAAGCAGCTCAAATCGACGAAAGGGTGGCAGACGACAACATGATGGACCGCCTCGCCGAACTCGGCGGTGTGCCGAGCAAGTAACCGAGGTGAGCCAAACCAAAAACCTGCCCTTTTGAGGAGAAGAGCGATATGCAACCACAAACGACAGGCCGTCCAAAGGACGCCTTTAACACCTATCGGGCCGTCGGCAAGCAGCTGATGCGTCGCTGGCACAAACTGCTGCGCGGGATCGAAGGTGAAGACAGCATCGTCAACATGGCGATCATGCTCGAAAACGAGTGGCGTCATGGCGGCGTACTTCTCGACGAAGCCACCCAGTTCCTGGCAGAATTCACCGGCAGTTCACTCGCCGGTCCGTCAGGCCAAGTACCACAGATCGCGACCTATCGGCATTACCTGATGCCGCTGGTCCGGCGCGTGTATCCCAACCTTATCACCCAACAGCTCGTCGGCGTACAGCCGATGACCGGTCCCGTAGCCCAGGTCTTCTACCTGAAGTACTTCTACTCCGGCATGGTCAACGCCCAGAACCCGTGGGGCACCGTGCCCACCGCCAAGGGTGGCACCGCCGCCGGAACGGAGTACGGGAACTTCGCGGGCGACACCTGGTTCGTGGACCCCTACTACAGCCTCCAAACCGTCTTTCGTGAGCCCCTAAGTATCGGCGCTGGTACCATCGGTAACGGTGTGGCAGGGGGTGGAGCCGGTACGCACATCGCGGTCATCGGCGCGAACATTCCAGTCTTCAACGCCAGCACCAAGCTGTACCTGCTCCTGGGTACGGCCGCGACCTACGCCGCCAGTATGGTAGCCGGTCAATCCCTGGCCCTCGTCGAAGTTACCGGCTTCACAAACGCAGTTGCAGCCGCTCCGCTGACCGTAACCCTGCTCGCGCAGTTGAACGGCGCAGCGGCGATCACCAATGCCTTCACCGGTATGATCGCAGCGGGCAACGTTTTCACCGTCAACTTCGGTGCCGGTCTTTACGGCTTCATCCTGTCGAACGTCCAGGCCGCAGCAGCCACGACGGCAGGTCAGCCGTACAACGGCATGAACACCATTACCTACGACTACAACCAGGAAAACCGTCCGGAGATGCCGGAACTCTCCCTCGAAATCGGCCAAGCGGCCGTCGAGGCGCAGACCCGTCGTTTGCGGACCACCTGGTCGGTCGAAGCGTCCCAGGACATGCGCGCCATGCACCAGATCGACGCGGAGAAGGAACTCATCAGCGTGCTGAGCGCGGAAATCGCGGCCGAAATCGACCGTGAAACCCTCAATAACCTCATCGTCAACGCAGGCCACCGTCGCGACTACAACTACTCGCACCCCGGAATCACCGGCGGTTTCGCAGTAGGCGGCGGCGCAGGTATGCTCGGTTATGGTGCTGCGGCAGCTCTCCCCGGCGCGGGTGGCCAACCCTGGTTCCCGATGGGGGGTTCCGGCAACTTCGACGACCGCAACCGTGCACTGTTCTACCAGACCATCGAAATGTCCAATGACATCTATCGCCAAAGCCTGCGTGGTAAGGCGAACTGGATTGTCACCAGCCCGCAGATCGCCAGCAAGCTGGAAGCGCTGTCCGAGTTCGAAGCGGTCGCAACGAGTGACCAAATCTACAACGTCGGCATCCAGCAGAGCGGCGTCCTGGCCGGGAAGTTCAAGCTGATCTCCGATCCGCTATTCCCGAACGACCTGATTCTGATGGGTTACAAGGGGCCGTCCTTCATGGACTCGGGCTACTTCTACTGCCCGTATGTTCCGCTGCAACTGACCCCGACCTTGCTCGACACCCGTACCTTCAACCCCACCAAAGGGATCATGACCAGGTACGGCAAGCTCCTCGTGGAAAACGGCGAGCGGATGTACGGCATTATCAAGGTAGCCAACCTGGCCGCCGTGGGCATGACCGTACCAACCGGTTTCCCGATCCAAACGAGCATCCAGTCGAGCGGCAGCGCCCTGATCGACGGCGACTCCGACCTGGTGTAACCGAACGCCTTGCGGCGTAAGGCCCCAGGTTCGACAACCTGAGATACCGAAGGGGGCGGGGTGAAAACGCCCTGCCCCCTCTTTTTGGTTCGAGATCAGAGACCACCAAGGAGGTAAGAGAAAGCCATGCAGTTCATCAACACCAAAGGCAACATTGTCGTCGTAAGTTACGGAGACAACCCAATATCGGTCCGACCGCAGCAAATGATAAGCCTGCCTGAAGAAACCGGGTTGGCCCACGGCTTGTCGCCCCTGAGCGCGCCCGACACACCGCCGCCTCGGTCGAAGGAATCCGTCGCTCTGCCACCCCCGCAACCGCCCAAACCCCGACCACCGAAGTTCGCATCACCGCCTCCGACGCCTGGAATACAGCCGATGCCATTTAGCGGTGTCACACAGCAACAACCGCAGATCGTACCAGCTCCATTCAAAAAGACGGAGGCTCCGAAAGCACCCATCGCAGCGAAGCCCGCCGTGCCCCCAGGCCAAGCAGCTGGGGTCGAGACAAACACCCCCGAGAAGGTGTTAAACAAGATCGAAGAGATCAGCACCGACGCGGAGAAGGTAGCTGAGATGCTGGAAGACACAGAAGCGCCGCCGGTCACCGCCAAGAAGAAGGCTCCAGCCAAGAGGAAGGCTTTTCCCAAGAGGAAGGCTTCTCCCAAGAAGAAGGCTCCAGCCAAAAAAAAAGGATAAGGCTATGAGACCAAACCCGAAGAAAGACACTCGCGGCAACCAGCCGCCACCCAAACCATGCGCCGAGGAACCCCAGTTGCTCATCGACAGCGTAGGTGAAACCTTAACGCCACTCATCGTCGACCAGGTCGATCCGAAGAAATTGCCGAAATCACTCAAACTTGCGCCGCAGAAACCGAGGTAAGGGTGTGAAGCGAGATCGCCGAAACGTGCTTGATCTACTCGCCGAACAGGACGAAGCGCTGACCTTCACCATGTTCCAGACGCCCAACGATCTGATCCGAAAGCGTATCCCCGCTGAAATGACGATCAAGTGCACCCCTCCACAAGGTTCGGTGCTCCTGAAAGTGCTCAACAAAGCAGCTGTCATGGACTCCACCACCTACCTGGGCCTCTACCAGAAGACTCAAACGACAGTTCTAAGCGGAAGTGCGATGCTGAATACCGACATCAACATCGACCTCTGTCTCACGCGCGACGAAGTCATAACACTGCTAGACGTAATCAAATTGACCGACGCCAATATCATCAACCCGCGCCTTGGGGTAAGAGACGCCATGTGGGCACTCCGTCAAGACATTCTCAAGCAGATCGGCATCCGAGAGGTAAGCTGAGATGGCCAACGTCCGACCAGGACAGGGACTGCGAGATCGCATCAAACGCGGCATTATGTTCGACTTGGGCTACCCCGTCGTCAAGATCGAAGTGGTAGAACCGTGGATCGACGATGCCATCGACCGAGCGCTGGCGGAATTCTCGCGGTGGACACCACAATCTGAGGAGTGGACCACGTTCATGAGCACCCCGCAGATCAGCCGCTACCAGGTACCCGACGACTTCCTGTTCGTCCGTAACGTAGTCTACACGCCGCGCCTCAACTCCACCGGCTTCCTCCAAACCTGGGCGGGCAATTGGGGCGTCTGGTTCGACTGGGTACGCACCATCTCGCTGACGGACTTCTACATCACCAATATGTACCTGGAGATGTCAGAACGCATAATGGGTCTCCACGGCACGTGGGAGTTTTCCCAACCCTATTTGTACCTGTGGCCTACCCCCCGCGATGTTGTGCCGGTCTTCGTCAAATACACTCGGTACGTTGACGAAACCGCCGACGACGTGCGCGAGGAAGGATGGGTACGCGACTACGCCCTGGCTGTCGTTAAAATCAGACTCGGTCGCGCCCGTAGTAAATACAGTTCACTGCCTGGCCCGCGCGGAGATGTGAGCTTGGACGGCGATAAACTACTTCAAGAGGGACAAGAAGAACTTCAGCGCCTGGTCAACGATTTGCGCCAGGAGCACGAGGAACCCCTGGGCTTCTATACGGGGTAAGAGGGAATTATTATGCAGGAACAAAAAGACAGACGCTCGGTAGATGACATCCTCCGGGAGAATCACGGCACCGCCGTCCAAGAGCATGGCCAGCAACCCTCCTGGTATCCTGAACAAGCTCCCGTTCAACGCGAAGCCCCACCAGAGCGCCAACCCGAGCCTCGACAACAGCCTCGACGGCAGCCTCAGCAGCAAGTCGTGGAAGACCAAAGAAATGAATGGGGACCCGATCCCAATATACCAGCCCCTGACATGCGAGCAGCAAGTGGCGGGGCGCAGGACCTATTGAAAGAGAACTTCCAAGCACAGGAACAAGGGAAATTCGCCGGGCCAAACGATGATACACTGAACCTCATGTCAACATTAATTGGCGAGGGAGATCCCGAGCCTGTACAGAAGCAACAAACAGACCCCGCAAAAGTAGCCGCGCCATCATTCGACGACTACGACCCGGCCTCCACCGGCTCACCTTACGATGAATACAAGAAACCGGTAGACATGCCACCGGATGATCTTGTGGAAGCGATGGCCCGAGCCTCCGAAGACGACAATACCCTACAAGCGATTCCAGGGCATGAACCACACCAGCCAAGCCACAAAGTCGATCCAATGACCGGAGCGATACAAAACGCCTCCGTTGATGATCTGCTAAAGCAATCGCCAAAAAAGGTCTACTCCGCCGATTCCATTACCAACGTCATCCTAAGCAGCGTTCCTCAAATCGGCGAACAACGTGCCCACTGGCTGGCCGCTCGGATCATCGAAGCGCACGATGGAGACAAACGTGACCAATGACCGCTGTACCGTCGATACGCTTCTACGTGAGTGGGGGGTGGAGCCGTCTCTGGCTTCGCCGCCGCGCGCGAAAGCACTAACCGAGGAGGTGGCGCTCCACGCCGAGCCCCTTGGTCAACGGGCAGACGGTAGCCCCGTCCTCTCCTACTCCACCACCCTGGGCGACACCAGCAAGGGCCAAGTTCTTGTGTGCATCGCCCTCCATGGCGACGAGCCCGTCGGCATCGGTGCGTGGTGGGGCGTAGCGCAGGAAATCGAACGTAATCTGAGCCTCCTCCAGTGCGCGGTAAAGGTTGTCATCCCCGACCCTGGACGCGGTCAACGCAACCTCGATGGGCAAGACCCGAATCGCATCTTCACCGAAGCACAGGAGACCACCCTCCAACGATTAGCCCATGACCTCTACGGCGACATGGATCGTAGCCGCTTTGTGATCGACGTACACTGCGGACGGCACTGCGCGCCGTTCGTAATCGTCGACGACAAAAACCAAAGCGGCCCGGACCTCCAAGACGCCGCCTCGTGGAAAGCAGCCGAAGCAGTCGGCTGCGCCACCGTAATAGAGATGGCTGGCCTCGCAGGAGCCTCGCTACAGAACGCCCTCGCAGCCGCCGCACGTCGTCGGGGCATCGCAGGAATCACCATTGAACTGCCACATCGAGCGACGCCCGAACTCGCTACCAACGTCCTCCGGAATGCCCTTGTGGGTGCCGGGGCGCTGGGCGGCGGCACGGTAAGCCTGGGGCTGGATGATGCCCCGCGCGGTCGAGGCTATCGACGTTCAAATCTCTGTGCTAACGCGCCCGGTTACTACTACCCTATCGCCGACCTTGACCAATGGGTCGACCTCAACCATCCCGTCTGCGAGATCAGAAAGATAAGCGGTGAATTCGAGAGCGCGGTGCTCTATCGCCGTGCCTACGTTATCGCCCTCGACAAACACCTCGGTGATGCTGTGGTCGAGGGTGAGATAATCGGTGAAATGGCGGTGCCCACCGACGAGGAGCAAGAAGATGGCTAAGACCTACATCAAAAAGACGCGTACAGGGAACAACGCCTCGTACACGTTGACCCTGGCTCACGACTACTCGGACAAGGAACACCAGGAGATGCTCAATCTCCACGGTCCCGTTGAAATAGAGCTGGGTGGTGCTGTAGCCACCGTTATCACCCCGGAAACGCCCTATGCAGCGTGTACCATCGGACATGGGGTGTACGCAGATGCAGGCGGTGTAACGCGCAAAGGCACCATTCTTTACGACGATGGGACTCACATCGTGGTAACACCATGGGGAAGTGCGACGTTCACAGCCGCCGAGGTAATCTATGTCGGGTCGGTCGGCGTCGGTCCCTACACAACCCGCACCATCGCAACAGTCGTCAACTCCTTTACTTTGGTAACCAATGAGGTGGATTTCCCGGACAATTTCCCGCTCAACCGCGCGTTTACTTACCTGAACGAGCTGAGCTATCCCCTCGCCGTGAACAAAGCCGAGGCGTGGGGTATCTGGGCCTGCGCGGTGATCGCTATTGCTCTCCAAGCACGCTGGACGCTCACCTCCACACTGGATTTCGAGGGCTACGACACGATTGAGATCGTATCAGCCTAACACAGAGGAACATTTCACGTGAAACACTCCTCCGTTCTAAGACTGCACCCATAAAAAATGGAAGCGGCGCTACTAAGCCCGCGCCGAAGATACTATAGAGAACCAGAACGGAGGTGCCTCTAATGAAGACCGATACGCGCACCGTGGATGACCTACTCAACGAAGCAGAGGTTGAGCCAGTACAATCCCCGAAACGACGCAACGACCATCCGAGCGTCTTTGACCGTCAAACGCTGGCCCTCAGCGAGGCGCTGCTCGACGGCAAGGCCGTCCAACGGACGTTGGCGTACCAGCCTCAAAATCTGGGCCTCCCGGGCACAAAGGAAAAGGAGTAACCGATGAAACGCACATTACGCGATGGCTCGACTGTCGACGACTTGCTGGAAGGATGGGACGAGCACAGCATACCCGCAGGCCCTTCGATTGATTTCGACCCGCTGACTGGGCACCTCCAGGAAACCAAACTCACCGACGACACCGCTGTTGATATCGCCATAAAACTGATGGACCTTTCAGAGTCGATGGCCCACGCCCAACAGGATTTCGGAAGCGACGATGAGGGAGAATTCTTCAGCGAGAACTTGGCCAGCCAAAGTGGGAAACTCAAAACGTGGACAAAGAAGCATCTGAAGCTCCTCCAAGGACTCGACAAACTTCTGAAATAATGGGTAACGGTGATGGCGGACCGGGACATCCATGATAAGAATAAGCATCCGGAGGATCGTAAGCGCAAGCCCAAGCGTACTCCCTCGGACCCGACTGCCCAGCATTTGGAGAACTACACCAATTACTTCCAGCCACCCCTGGACACCCCGGGG